GCCGTTGAACTGGACATCCACATAGTCGTACCAGTTGCTTGTACCCAGCGAGGAGCGGGCCGAGATGGTCAAATACAGGTGGTCGTAGGACGACGGGATGGTTGCCGAAGTCCATGACGCTGCAGCGCCTGTGAGTTCTTCGTGGTCGATAACAGTGAAAGCAGCCATCAGGAACTATTCAATCCGTAGAGGGTGAACTCAGAACCACGCAGAAAGTTGCTGCCACCAGACTGGTCTATCAGGATCGTGTGTACCGCTGCGGTGTCATCCCACAGGCCCGAATCCACCGAAACGAGGTTGGCCTCGTCCCCAATCCCTGAGAGTATTAAACAGGTCGTGTTCTTGTTCGTGTTCGCATAGTCCAAGATGTCCCACACCACCCCCCCGAAGAGGGTGGCAAGGACGGCGTTCGCCCATCTCCCCGCATACATTTCAGAGTTCCCCGTAACGGCTTGGCCCAATGTGGTTGTGTCGTATCCCATCATTCGGTGAGCGGAGTAGTTGGACCCCGTATCACCGTTGAATCGAATCGCACCGTAAGACGGCTGGGAAGCATGGGTGTAGTCAGTTTTGGCGTTGATGCGGAGTTGCAGATGCTCGTACGTCGCAGGAATAGACGAGAACGTCACCGACGTAGCATTAGCCTCCAAATACGTTGTGGCGATTGCTTCGATCACAGCCATCAGGCCACCATCCTTGGGAGGATGCCGAACAGGTCGATGCGGGTGCCGATAGCGAAAGTTTCACCTGACCCGATCATGTCGATTTCGGAGATCGGTGCTTGTGACTTCCAAGTAGTCGCACTCAACCATGCTTGCCCGTTGCCGTCCATGTCGTTTGCGCTCTGGCTCACACTTGACTTGTATTTGCCGCTGTTGATGTCGAACAGATGAGACACGGTGGCTGAGAAAACATTGGCGGTGTCACCGTTTCTTGGGGCGTAACCCAGATAAGCGGAGGTCGTAGTGCTTGCCGATTTGAAAATCGAAGGGGATGCCCCGTCGCAATACATGATTTGATATGCGTAGTTACTGGCGGTGTCGTTGTTGTATTGAGCGGCCAGATAGTCCCCGTAAGTGGCCCCAGTGGAGTACCGCACATACGAGATAATGACCAGATCCATGTATTGCGACCAGTCTCCGACCTGACCGTCATCGGTGGATGTGAACGTGATCTCCGAAGCAGTACCCGTCAGCGTCGTGGACGCCAAAGCGACCCATGCCTCACCGTCCGTGAGAACACCATCAACGATGTATGCGGGATCAGCCATTAGACCGCATACCTGATGATGACAATGCCCGCAGCACCGCCGCCCGCCTGTCCACCAACGCTACCGTCGCCCCCCTTGCCGCCACCGCCGCCGCCCGTATTCGGAACGCCGCTGTGGGCAGGCTCTGTTGTTCTTGTTGCATCGCCGCCGCCACCCTGACCGCCGCCTTGTCGGTCGGTTCCTGAGCCGCCCCCGCCACCCGCATAAGTCGGTGTCGTTGCGGTAATCCCATAACCTGCGGCACCAGCACCGCCGTCGCCTCCGTACTGGTTAGTCCCGCCGCCGTCGCTGCCCACACCCCCAGCGCCACCGCCTCCCCCAGCGGATTCTTTCGACACGTTATCGCCGCCGAGGCCACCGTCGTATCCTTGACGGGGCGGTCCTGCAACACCAGCCCCGCCAGCGTGTGTGGAATCTGCGGGACCGTTTGTGCCCCCGCCCCCGCCTGAACCGCCAGCCCCACCCGCATCGTAATCATGTCCACGACCACCACCCGTGCAGGTCACTCCTAAAGCGGAACTGTTAGAACCCGCAACACCCGCAGCGTCGTCACCGCCCGCTCCACCCGCACCAACAGTGATGGTGTACGGGCTGGAAGCCACATCGACGGTAACAGCCGTACTTGTCAACAGGCCCCCAGCGCCGCCGCCACCAGCGTTGTAGGTGGCTGAGGCACGCCCGCCTCCACCGCCGCCGCCTGCGACAATCAGATAATCGACATCAGCCGAACCGCTGGCAACATAGAACTTGCCTGAACCACGGAACGTATGAACCCGATACGTCGTACCAGAATCCTCATACTGCGTGATGATCCCACCGAACGCCGTCATAGGCGCAGCACCACCGAACAGGCCACCATTTAGCCAAGTAGACGTAGCCGTCGAAGGCCACGCCTTAGGCGTACTCCTGTTCCCCCGCCAGTTAGAAACAGCGGTGGACGGGTTCGTCCGGTCCTGACGGAACATCTATCAGGCGGTGATCTGGTTGACGTAGCCGTGAAGCGTGATGACGTTCGTCGTTCCAGCGAACGCCTTGACGATCAGCGCCGTCGAAGCGTTCCCCTTCAAGAGCAGCCCGGGCGCGACCAGAACCAGCCCGGCCTCCGTACCGATCGTCACTTCGATCAGATCGTTCGGCGACGTTGTGCCACCCCACTCCAATGTCAACTTGACATCAGCCGAGTGAGTGTTCATCGCGTACAACCAAATCTCGTCATACGTCGTCGCGGTGCCTGACCCGGTGTGGATCGTGGTCCCGGCGCTGCTGGTCGCAGCGACAAGCACCGCCCGCCCGTCCGTTGACCCTGACAGTTTGGTCTTTGCAAATGTTGCCATGTTGTTCTCCTAACCAGAGAATACTTGTCCGGCGAGAACGATGTTTGCATCCGTCCACGCTGTTGCTGGTGCGCTGTCTAAAGTGAGTGTCCCGATCGTAGCCGTATCGGTCACGGACAGATTGCCGTCATCGACTACGAGGGCATCCTGTCCGTCGGTGCCAGTAATGGTGAGAGATTCTGCACTTGAGTCCCAAACGCATTTATCTCCCGCCGTGTCTGAGAAAAGCGTTACGTCAACTCCCGACCCGTCAGAGCCGAAGGCCACAGCGGCGTCGATAGCGAGGTTCAACGTGGCTGCCCCGCTCGTCGCACCGCCCGACAGGTTCGTTCCCGCCACGACCGAAGTGATGTCACCCGCTGACACGACATCGGAGATCAACGCCTTCTTCGTAGCGTTGGAATCGTCAACGTCTGAGATCAGCATGTAGTCCGAGGTCGTCGCCGTCGCTGAGGTCGCCCCGTTCACATCCACGTTCACCGTGACCGTGCCCGAAGTCCCACCACCCGACAAGGCCGTACCCGCCGTGACACCTGTGATGTCTCCGGCGAGATCAACCGCAACCCAAGAGGAACCGTTGTAATACGACAACGTGTCAGCCGGAGTCGTCGTCGTGTACGCGAACATTCCATCGCTGGGGCTGGTCAGCGCAGCGTCACGGGCCGTAGCCGTAGCGAACACCATGATGCTCTGTTGCATGACGTAGGTGTTCAGGTCCGATGCCGTTAGGACATCGCCTGTGCTCCATGTCTTGAAGCCTGCTCCGGCCATTAGTGCCTCCTGTCGGCTGAGACTATCATCAGTACGAAAGCGCCGAGGTGCCTAGCACCCCTGAGGTCGCGCTGTCCAAGATGAACCCATCAAGGATCTTCTCTGCGGTCTGGAACGTCGTTTTCCACGACGACGGGGTGATCGTATGTTCGATGCCCTGAACGGACAGGGTGCGGGTCACCGTGCCGCCGCCCGGCTGCGTTCGGGTGACCTGAATCGGGTCGAACAGTTCGGTGTCCAACGCGGCGATCACCCGTGCGCTCGTGTCCTGATAGGCGTCAATCGTGATACTGCCGATGCGAAGTTCGGGGTCTTTGCGCTCGTTCAGGATCGCCTTGGCTTGAAGTAACGCATCTGCGTCGGAGTCCATGAGTAGCCCGGTGCGGGACAGGTCACGAAGGAAGAACGAGTTGATCGAATCCGTGTCGCTGACATTCTGGGCGCTGCCCCCGGTGCGCTGAACCGTGACATCGTTAGCGAGGATCGTGTCGTCAATGTCGAAGTCGATTGACTCGTAGTAGATCCCCGACCCGGTGTCTACATACACCGTCGGTGACGCAGCGTGCGCTTTCACGATCGCGTTGCGGTCCATGAACTTGAGGACACCGTTCGTCTTGGTGAAGAACGCCCCCAACTCCGTGTCGGTGATTGTCTGGCACGCCGTCAACGTGTCGCGTGTCGTACCGGGGTCCGCTTGACAGGTTGTGAGGCCCGTTGAGAAGTCTCGGCTGGATGTCGGCCAACTGATCTCGTCCAGTATCTCCCCGAGCCGAATGCCGGTCGTGTCGCCCGCCGATGACCCGGCCACGTTCGTCACGTTCGTCAGGTTCAGGATGCGGAACGCATCGGTCGCTACGAGGGTCACGAACGCAGCGTTCTCACCGGGCGTGTATGTGTAGTCCCACTCGTCAATGAACCCCGAGTAAAGCGTGTAAAGCGTCCCCGAGTAGGTGGCGGTGACTTTCAACTGGCGCATCGGGAGGATCTTGTCGGCGTAGGTGCCGTTGTCAGGATCAAAGACCCCCGTTGTGTCCGTGAACGTCACCGTCGAACGGCCTGCCTCATGGCGGTCAAGGATTCGATCTCTGCCTCTAGCAATGTTCACCGTGTTCACGAGGCTCGTGATGTCCACCGGGAGGGTCGCCGCATCCGACAGAACACCCGTACCCAACGGAGACGCAGCGTCACCAAGCACAAGGTCAACACCGAACGACGGCGACGCCGTGAACCGAACCGACACAGCCAGCGTCGCAGCAGCAGCCATTACAACACCACCGCCCTACCGGCCTGCTGCGACCTGAGAAGCCCCCGTCGGATCGACTCCACAAGGTCACGTTCCGACGCCACCGACCCTTCGACGTTGACAGTGATGTACGTCGCACCGCCACGCGGTGAGATCGTTTCTCCGGCGTGGACGTTGACCAGACCGGCGCTCTTGACGAAGCCACCCTTGGCAGCAGAAGGGACGCCGAACATATCTTCCAAAATCTTGGCCGCATCATCCGCACCCAACTCCCCAGCGCCAAAAGCCGAGAAGGCACCAACCCCCAACGCAACCTCATTGACGGCGTTGAGGATGGCGTTCTTCCCGATGGCGTCTTGACCGGCGTAGTGGGCCGACTGCTGGATGTCGGAGAACCAGTCTCGGTACTCCTTGGGCTGCTGGCTAAGTGTGTTCAACCATTCGGATTCCAGACCGATACCACCCTGCGAAGGCCCAGCAAAGTTAGTCGTTCCACCACCACCCGTAGCACCACCACCACCACCGGTAGTGCCACCGCCTGCGGTGGCTGCGTCGTTGATCTTGTCTTTGAGGTCGGCGAAAGCGCCGCCTGCGTCATAGATCAGGTCGGTCAACTCACGCCAAAGGTCGTTCTGCGCTGACTGTGCTGCGTTGACTTCATCTTGGACACGCTGCAACCGAACCTCAGCGTATTCCTGCTGCTGGGTTGCCGCTTCCAGAGCCGACTGCGCTTCCGTTTGCCGTGCCAGAGCGGCGGTCTTCTCTTCCTCAGCGTCCGTCAACGCCTTCGTGATCTGCGCCCTTTCCGTATCCAGCGCAGCGGATTCCTCACCCAACTTGAGGAGGTCATCTTCCAACCCTGCCTCAACCACCCTGATGCGGTTCAGTTCCTTCGTTCGGGCAGACTCAAAGTCTGTCGCCTCAGCCTCAGCCAACTTCGCCAACCGCAGATCCTCGGTAGCGATCGCCAACTTGAGGCTGATGTTCTCCTGTTCCTTCTGCAACACCGCGGCCTCGGTACGCACCTCGTTGAGTGCCCTCTGCGCGGCTCGTAGTTCGTCAGATCCGCTGCGGGCCTCAGCCATCGCCCGGTCGTAGTCCTGCGTCGCCGACATGAGAGCAAGGACATCGACTTCGCCGTCCTCGTACTCCTGTTCGACCTTCCGCAACTGGGCTTCCAACCGTTGCAGCGTTTTGGCTTCCCTGACAGTCAGGTCCATCAACCCGGCGTCCTCACCAGAGATGAGGTTCATGTCGATAAGCGCCTGCTCAACATCGTTGATGGCTGCCTGCTGTGTCTGCAACGCAGCGACGTTCGCTTCGGCGCTCGTTACGTCAACTACCGCGTCGCGGGTGCCTTCCAGTTCCTTGACCTTTTCGGCCAGTGTGATCGTCGCCAGTTTCGCTTTGTTGAGGTTGTGGGCCAGCGACGCCGCGAACTCTGTGTTGTCCAACGCGTACTTGGCACGTTCCGCATCCAACGCGGTGATCTCCGCGGTGACATCGGCTATCTCATCAACAATGGCTAGTTGCCGGGCGACAATCTCAACGTCGCGGGCATCAAGGGCGGCGATCTCTTCCTTGAGACGCAACTGGTCGCTGATCGCTTCGTCACGGTCCCGTTCAGCGTCGGCGATGTGACGAACAGTGTCAGCGACATCTTGGTGGGCGTCACGCAGGTCGTTGGCGAGTCGCAGGGCGTCACGTTCAAGGTCGGCTTGTTCCTGCAACAAGCGGATACGTTCATTTTCGGCGTCGATCACAGCCTGAGCCGCGTCGGCTACCCCCTTGCGGTAAGTGGCCTCCCTTGCTGTTTCTCTCCCCGCCTTGAAGTCAGCCCCCATCGAATACAACTTGGCGTCACCCGCATCCGAGTACGCCTGAGCAACCCCACGCACCTCGGCTGCTTCTGCCGCTGCCGCTTCGGCAGCCTCAGTCATTCCCGAAGCCAGCATCGTGACGACGCCAACCGCCCGCTGCCGAACCACGTTCGCTTCACGGGTGGCAAGAACGTCGTCCCAAGTCCGTTCGGTTTCTTCCTCTACAGCAGCAGCCACCCCCAACCCGGCTTCACGCAACCGGTTTTCCACACCAACAGCCTGATCCTGAGCAGCGGCGAGTTCTTCCGTGATTGCTGTCAGTCGCGCCTGCCGCGTCTCCAACGACCGGGTGTAAGCGATCACCATTTCCAACGCCTCTGCGTGCTTGCCCTCAGCAACAAGGTTGTCAACGGTTGCCCTCTGGCCTGCGTTCAGGGCGTCCGAGTAAGCAAGCACATTCGCGGCGCTCTCGAAGTATTGCTCGGCAGTCTTCTCCTGAGCCGCCCGATCGTCGTCGTAGGCGTCAGCGGTCTTATCCAACGAAATCAGGATGTTCTTGAGACCTTGGTTGGAAAGTTTGCCCTGTCGCATCGCTTCGATTACTGCGTCGGTGTCTTCACCTAGGACATCCCGGTGGGCTTCCAAAACCCTGATGTTGTTTTCCTCATGGCCCTTCATGGTGACGATCGACCCGGCGAGGTCTTGGTAGGCGTCGGACCCTGCCGCGGTCATCGCGTTGTGGTGTTCCATGTCGGTGATGTAGGTATCGAAGACGGCTTTGACATCCCGACCGATGAGTTCCTGCATCAACACCATGCGCCCGTTGAACTGCTCAACCTCTTCGTCGGCGTCTCCGGTTACGTCAGCGAGTGCTTTGAGGCGTGCCGTCAACTCGTCAACATCGGTGGTGAGGATCGTGGATGCTTCACCCGTGTCGATCATTTCTTCGCGCAGCAACTTCATGCGGTCCTGATCGCGTTGCGCTTCCTCACGGTTCGCTTTCAACGCCAAGAACAAGCCGCCACCGATAATCGCTGCCGCCCCAACAGCGGCAAACCCGAGGCCACCTGTAGACATCCCCAGTTTCGCAGCGAGCGTGCCAATGCCCTTCGCCATGCCGCCGCCGCCGGTAATCATCCCGGTGACACCATCACCAACCTTCTTCAACGCCCCAAGGCCACGGGCGACGCTGCCGATCCCTATGAGCGCCGGGCCAGCAGCCGCGGCTATCCCCGTAAGGGCAATCACCATCTTCTGCATGAACGGCGACAGGTTGTTGAACTTGTCAGCGAGATCCTTGATGAACGCAGCCAACTTCTGGATCAACGGAACGACTATCGGGATCAACTTCTGCCCGAGGTCGATCATCACGATTTTCAGGTCGTTCATCGCCTGTTGCATCTTGAACCCGGCGGTGTCCTCAACCGCTGCCATGCCCCGATTCAACGTCCCCGCCGAACGGGTCATCTCGTCCATGACACCAGCAGCCTCAGCAGCAGCCGTCCCGGTCAACTGGAGCGCACCCGCTAACGCCTCGGAGTCCTCAAAGACGGCCCCCATTTCCTTGCCGTTGGCTTCCAACTGGGTACGCATATCCATCAGAGCGCCCAACAGGTCTTCATCGGCTGCCGACCGGAGGTCTTCGACACTCAGGCCGACATCTTCAAGCGTTTGGCGTGCCATCTGAGACGGCTTGATGAGGGTACGAAGGATGCCCCGCAACGAACTCGTTGACTGCGAAGCGTTACCTGACGCTCTGGTCAGGAAAGCCAACCCGCCACCAACCTGATCGAACGAGATACCCAACTCGGCTGCCATCGGGATCAAGCGACCAAACTGTGGGGCGAGGTCTTCGGCAGATGCCTTGCCCTGCTCAACGGTCTTGGCGAGAACGTCGGTGGCTTCGGCTGCGGAGATGTTCGCCGCCCCGTAGCCGTTGATAGCGTTCGTGACCGCATCAGCGATCACCTCGGCGTCGCCCATCCCGATCGCTGCGGCTTTCGCTGAGGCTTCCAACGCCTCAACTGCGGTTGCCCCCCGGAGGCCAGCCGAAGTGATGAAGAACATTGCGTCGGCAAGTTCCCTCGGTGCCTGCGCTGTTTCCCCCGCCAACCGCAGGACATCTTGCTCAAAGCCCTTGACGGTCTCAGCGGACAAGCCGACCATGCTTTGGATCTTCGTCATCGAAGTCTCAAAGTCGGACGCTGCTTTGATGGCCCCCGCTGCCGCGCCCGCAATGGGCATCGTCAACGCCATCGTCATCTTCGTTCCGGCCTTCTGGGCCGACGTACCAAACTTGGTGAGTTTGGACTCAGATTCTTTCAGCGCGGAACTAAAGTTCTTCGCGTCAAGGCGAAGGCTGGCTACGAGTTCAGCAACCTTCGTCCCTGCCATGCCTCTACCGCCTCACTCTGGATCGGTTGCTCGCCATCTGGCGGCTCTGCTTCGATTCTTCCGCTTCGATCTGAACCAACGCGACCCATTCCGTCATCTCAGCCGACGACATGCGATCTAGGAGTTCGCCTACCGTCATGCTGAGTTCACGGGCTAGTCGGAAGTAGAAGCGTCGCTCAGGGTTGAGTCGTCCACGGCTGTCGGGGAAGCCGAGGAATCTTTTCCCGCTTCGTCCACCGCCGTTTCTGACAATCCTGACGCCGCCATACAAGCGTTGGCTAGGTCATTGACGATTCGTGCGTTGCGCTCAAACAGCCACTCTTGGTCGCCTTCCTCAAAGACCAGTTCACCGGATTCCGGGTCGTAACAGGTCTGAGAGATGACATGCCACCACATGCCTTCGATCCGGTCAGGATCGTTGACGTTGGTGGAACCATCAGGGTTGGCAATCTCCGCGACAAACCGGGCGCGTGCCCGTGCGGTGATCGAACGAATCTCAACGGTGACACCCCACTCAGGGATCTCATAATCTTCGGTGCTGCTGTCGTCAGCAGCCTGAATCTTCTCGCTCAACTTGGACACGATGGTCACTCCTCTTGTTGTGGGTTATTGCTTAGAACGTGGTGCGGGTTACCCCACCTGTGCATTGCAGGTCGATGCTGTATGTCACAACGTCGCCGACCGGGTTGCTGACGGAGTAGTTGGTGAGAATACATTCGCCCGTGTATTTGACGTAGCCGGAAGTGCTGCCCGCCGGGCCAAAGATGAACGTCCGGGTCGCAGGCTCCGTGCCGATGATGTAACCGTCAATGGTTGCATCCCACAGGCCGCTCACCGAAATCGTCGCATCGCGAAGACCAACGATGTACGACTTGGAGGTCGAACCGAAAGCCGTCGTTTCGGCTGTGTCGATCGTTTCGGGAAAGTCAACACTGGTGAGAGTGTCAGAAATGTCGCGGCTGGTACCACCTGTGTCGTCAAGCGAGAAGTTGGTTGCCTTGCCGTGTACGAAGGTTGGCATTGTTTGGTCCTCCTAGAACCTAGCGAAACTCACCATGAAGGTGATTGAACCGGATGACCCGGCACTGGTAGCGGTCGCTCGGACGTACCGGTTCACGGTCCCCGAGCAAACCACCATCTCCGATGTCTTGGCTCCTGCCCCGACAGCGGTGAATGAGATGAGATCGGCAGCCGACCCAAAGTCAGAAGCCGAATCATGTTGAACTTTGATAGTTGTGACGCCCCCGCCGACGCTGTTGACGGGAACGTGGAGCAGCGCGGCCCCGCCTGCGGTAGAGGCTGCCGAGCCGTCCACACCGGTCAACGCACCAAGGGCGTTGTAGTCGATCGACGTAGCCGTGGTCAACTGAACGCCTGCGGTGATCCCGTAGGTCATCGTCCCCAGCGTTCCAGAGTTGCTGGTGCCTTGAAAGTCGGCGGTGACCGTCGATACGTCTGCGACCGGGTTAGAGATCGCGTAGTTGGTTTCGTGAGTTCTGGCGATCGTGGCCCGGTTGCCGATCGTCCCGCCAGCCTCAGCAATCGTGATATTCGGTGCGGTCGCTGAACCGAGGATCGCTTGGAGTTCTTCATCAGAGCCGTCGGTGTCAGCGGTCCACATCCCGCTCATTGAAAGTGTGCCGTCGGCCAACCCCAAAATGTACGCCTTTGAGGAATCGCCAAACGAAGTCACCTCCGCTGTCTCGTTCGTGAGCGTCACATCAGCGGTGTTGAAGTACGGCGTCATCACGAACTCGTCCAGATAAACGTCGGTGCCTTTCCCATGTACGAACGTGGGCATTTACTTACCTCCCGATTTCTTGGGGGTGGGTTCTTTTTCGGCGGGTTCTTCCTCGTAAGCCTCGTTGACATCCGGGGTATCCGGGTCGTCGGCTACGAAATGGCCGTTGTCATCGCGAGCGCGCTTCTTGAACGTGGATTCAAGTTCAAGGTACCCGGCACCGATACGCCAGTCTTTCTTGCCAGCAGCGATGTCTACGACATCACCCGGCTCGTACCGTGTGCCAGCGACTTCGATGCCGCTGGTACCGGACTCGCCGCCGGTCACAACATACTTGGGCACGGTGCCTCCTCCGTAGGGGCGTGAACCGATGATCCCAAAAGGGCACCGGGCCACGTTCCGGCCACAAAGGGCACTTGTGTCGTTTGGTCGAACCCTAGCACTACGCCCCCTGATCGCCTGTCATCTGACGGGCAGCGACAAGACGTTTAGCGGCAGCGTCGCTGAACGGTCGTTCGGTAGCCGCAGGAGGGGCCGACTCGTTGCGGCACTTGCAGCGAGAACACTTGATCGTCCACGGTGCCGTCACCCGTTCGGCCAGCAACCGTCCACAGTTCCCGCACCGGACCTTGAGGCGCGTTACCCGCTTCGCTTCTGGTACGAACTGCTCGGCATAGGCGTCGTCGTTCATCAGGCATCTACGAGATCGTCTTCTGGCAGGTGAAGTTGATGGAGAACACCGCCCGGTCCTGACTGTCCCGCATGATCGGGAACGGCGACTGGATCGCTTGGATGCGTTCATACCGGGTGGAGGACAGGTCTTCGTTCGTGACAAGGTTCATCTTGTCGAACACATCCTTTGCCAGAGCACGGCCCGTCGAATACGACGACGCCCGGATCAGGGTTTGGACGTTGGGTTGTTCAATGACCGGAGCCGAGTTGTTCGACATGGTGTTGATCGGACCCTGACCGCCGGTTTCCTGAACGGAGACACAGGTGTCGGGGTCGTCGGGGAGGCGACCAAGGAACAGGTTGGTGCCGAGCGTCAATGTTACGTTTGTGACATTTGCTGCGAGGTAGGTGCCGACCTCATCCAGCACGCTCATCGGAGGTCACCTTGGATCTCTCGCATGAGTCGCCGCTCCATGCCTTGGGCAGCCATGAAGAACGGGAACTCCAAGAACTTGCCTTGCCCGGACTTCTGGTAATACTTCTTCTCCACCGGGTTCCACGCCAACCCCCGGTTCGTTGGAACGCCCGCTGTTTCGTGGACCTCTTTCGCATACGGCGTGTCGGCGTCTCCGACTGTCACAGCCGTTTCGTACACTCCCCCCACCGGGTTCGTCATGGGAGGAACCGTCGGTTCCTGCGCCACCGTGGACCTGAGGTAGCCGGTAGCGACCGGCACCAACCCGGTGACCGCTGTCTCCAACCGGTTGGCTTCCGTCCAGATCGCCCGCGCTGCCGTCTTCGGCAGGTTCTCAATGTCCTTGACCTTCTTGAAGAAGTCGCTCATGTCCAGATCGAACGAAGCGTTCTTAGCCACGGGTGTTCCTTCCGCAGAACACGACGACGCACTGTTGGCCGAAGTTGTCGGTGCGGCGCTCCACCTTGATGATCGGGCGTACCGCTGAGATCGGAGCGGGAAGGGTGATCTCGTCTTCCGGGTTGATGTTCAGCGAATCATCAGGGATGAACACCTTGTATTCGGCGATGCGTTCCTCGTTCTCGTTGCGGATCACATCATCGGACTTCTCCACATAGGCCGAATACGAAGTGGTGGCCCCCGTGAACGCCCGTTCGCCATAGTTGTTGAGCGACGAAGTAGTACGAATCGCCACCGTGTCTGGCGTCATGTCGTTCTTGATGTCGGTCATAAACTGGATACTGGAAGCGGTCATCAGTCCGCACCCGGCCAAAACTGGATCGTGCCAGTCGTAGTACCCCTGTCGTCAAACTGTCTCTGCCAGAACAACGGTTGCACCATGTCGGAGTTGCCACGGTCGATGTCCTTGTCAGAAATCGTCATGCCACCAAGGTACGGGGTAGGGACCAACCCCTCCCGTGATGCCAGTTCCTTCAACTCGGTGGCTTGATCCCGGTAGCCCTTCGCCTTCTGGCTCATATCGACCCGAAGATCACCGACCGCTTTGTCGGCCATGCGTGAGAACTTTGATGCGATCGTCAGACAGCACCGGTACGAAGCGTCGTACAAACCGGTTGTGGCCGTATCCGACCCTGTGACCTGATTGTTGACCCACGCGATCTCTTCGTCACTCACCAACTGGTCAGTCGTGTCGGTGTCGCCGATCAGAAATCGGATGGCGTCACGGGCGTTTGCTGACGGGTCACCGCTGTAAGTCCAAGTCATTTCGTGCCCCTAACTGGCTAAGGCCGGGAGCCGGTGTTAGCCGACCCCCGGCCTTCTAGCCGTTCTTGCTCAACAGGTGAGGGTCTAGGCCACGCAGTTTGAGAAGAAGTAACCCAGAGGCGATGAGACGACCTTGAAGTCCCATGCGCTCTGAATCTCAATGCGGTCGGCCCGCAGGTGATCCATGCGGAACCTGCTGACTGCGGTGCTCGTACCCAGACCGCCACCAACTCCGTTCCAAACGAAGTTGTACCCGGCGCTTGGGGTCATCAGACCTGCGCTCGGGGCGACGTAGGCAAGGAGGGCGTCCTTGTCACCGATCTGCGCGTAGGAGTCAGTTGCCCCCTCCGCAGCGGAATCGTAGACGCCTGCCATGACGAGGACACGATCGACACCAAGTACCTTGGCGATCAAGTCCGTGTTGATGGACTCTGCGCTGGTGTATTTGTACCTGTCCACGATGTCGCTGTGGTTACGCAGAATAGAGAAGACTGCGTAAGACACGATCAACGTGTTCGCGATGTAGCCGGTGTTCGTCAGGATCGTGTTGATCCCGGCCTGAACGTCTGCGATCGGAGTCGAACCCGAAGCACTCCAAAGAGTGCTAGGGGTGCTGTCCGTTCCCCAAACGCTGGTTGTGAACGCCGACGAGGCCCAATCCCGCTCCTGACGAATCAGCATTTGCTGAGACAGGAACCGGGTTGCATCCATGTCGGGGTTCAGTGGGCTGTCAGAGTTCTCACGAACCTGATCGCCGATGTCCTTGTGCAACGCGTAGACCGACGTTGAATAGGACGCCGTGCTCAGGCCGTATCCGCTACCCGCCGACTCCGTTCCATCGGCACGCCGCTGAACAGCGTCCCGCATGAAATCGGACTGGGTGTATTGGAAGTAGAGGTCTGACTGCTTGTTGACAGGTACCGTCGGAAAGGCGTTCGGTGCAACGAAGGCGTAAGCCTCCTGCATGTACGCAACCGACATATTGGTTAGCACGCTGTCAACGTGTACGTCATTTCTGGTTGGCTGTGGCATTGGTCAGTCCTTCCTACTTCGCACGGCCGTTGGTGACGTTGAGAATCATCTCAGTCGTCTCGCCAGCAGAAGCAGCACCGAGACACTGACCCATCATGTAGACGGTCGTGTCGGTGCCGGGAGAGATTGCGTCAGCCTGAGCGTCAGCAGAAGTCCCGATGAAGTTACCGGCAGCGAGTGTGCCGTCGGCAACAACCTTGGAAACTCCCGAGACGGCGACAATCGCCGACTCCCCGCTCTCTGGGGCGTTCTGGAGGATGCCGATTGGAGCGTTCGTGATAGCCGTAGCCACGTTCACCGTGCTGGCCGAAGCCAGAACGACGAAGTGGTACTGCTTGGACGAAAGATCCGCGGCAGCCGTGAGAGTCCCTATGGTGACTAATCCGGTTTCGTAAGCCATCAGGCGTTCCCCGTTTCAACTCGGTGCTGGTGGTACAGGCCGGGGTTAGCAACCGTGACACTCTGGAGGGCATCGGTGTACGACGTAAACTGACCGTCGCTTACCGCTGCCTTCGCCAACGAGTCGATCTGCTCCCAAGCCGAATCGGTGGCCGGTTCGCCATCCGTTCCAATCTGAGCCATTGTGATGTTCTCCGAAAGGAGAGCATTTGCCGCGTCAAGAACCTTCTCAACGGCGGCAGCCTCGTTCGGGGAATCGTGACGCAACGACACCAGAGTCTTGGTGAACTCTTCGGTCATCTGCGGGAGATACGACCAACCGCTCACACGGTCGGTGGCCTTCTCCACGGCCCTTTCATGCTGGAGTGCCTTCGCCAGAGACTCAGCATCGGTGGCCCGCTTGCGTAGATCGTCGATCTGCTTCGTGATCGCTTCGGGAACGGTGTCATCGACGGACGCCATTACAGGCTCCCGCTCAACAGCGTCCACGGAGGTTTCGCTCGCATCGACAGTCTCCGGCTCGGTGGCCTCGGATGCCTCATCAGTGGTTTCGGGCTGCTCCACGCTGGTCTCTTCGCTCACGGTTATTCCTCCCGTGTCGTCGGTTGAGTCAACATCTGACATTAGCGAATCTGCTTCGTCCAGAACTTCGTCAAGGCTCTTCATCAGAAGCCACCCCTCGTGGAGATGGGCCGGATGGTCAACACCCGACGCTTCGATGATTTCTAGGTCTGTCAGTTTTTTCGCCATAATGCAGAAAGGCCACACCCTTTTCAGATGTGGCCCGTGGGCTTGCCTCTATTTTCCAGACCGTGGGTTCACGGCCTAGTCGGAACCATAGCACTTCCCTCTGGTGTAACAACGGTTACGACTTCTACCGGTTGAGGGCCACCGTTGAGCACGATGGTCGGGCGTTTGCGTACCGCACCCCGGTTGGCATACAACCGGACCTCAACCTGACCATCGAACGATGCGACAAGAGCCGCTATGCGAGCGAGTTGCTGCTCCCACGAGTCAATGACTGGATGGCTCACACCAAAGCCGGTTCGCCCAAGGCGGCTTCCATGCGTCGGGCGCTGCCACCGATCGAATACCCGCGGAGGTCGCCGTTCTGGACTAGATCCCACGCCCACGGTTCCCAGATGACACCCATGAACGGGGTGTTGGCAGGGAAGTCGAACGCTCTGTCGTCTTCGCCGGGGAGGCTCATCGCTGCGGTGATCGGGAACGGCCAAGTCAGGAGTTCAACGAACTCTCCGGCTTTCGTATCGGAGTGCTGGAGGTAGATGGACCGGTCGTCCTTCTTCATCCACCCCCACAACGCTTGCTGCAATGTGTCGTCGTCAGTGAACTCACCGTGGGCGTCCAACACACCGGGGACGTAAACCGGGCCGAGGGTGTACCGCTTCGCGTCGGCCTTCTCCACAACCATTGTCCCCGACTTGGAAATGCGGGTTTGGATCTCGGCACGAACGAACTGGCGCATCGCTTCGACGTTCGGCGTGTTGCCCATCATGTCAAAGCCGTTCATCCACTGGGTCAACTGGCTCAACGACGCACGGCTCACGCGCTGCAACGAGATTTCGGCGTCTCGGCGGTACTCGCGACGACGCTTGCCCTTGCCCTGCTCCACGTTGGCGTAGGTGCCGCCCGGCGTGAAGTTCAGTTCGTCGTCCACGACCTCCATGCCGAGCATGTCAAGCATGATCTCCTGCTTGGCGTGGATGAGTTCCATCAACGGGCCAAGCAACGGTTCGCACTCTGGGCTGTCCAGCATCGTGCGGTACGCCATCAACAGGAGAGTCATGGCGTCCTGCTCGTAGCCGCCACCGCCGTGGTCCTTGTCCATGATGCGCTTCCCTACCTCGTCGGCTGGAGTGTGAGTCGTTGTGCGGCTGGCGAGCAAAACCCGCGGGGCATCGGAGCGTTCCATCTCTGGGTGCATGTCCAGCCACGCTCGGAGCACCTTCGCTTTCACCGCGGGAAGGTCCGCTGCCGGGATGCGGACACGCTGCCCCCGGTAGCCCTTCCCTAGAGCAGCGACAGCCAAACCGACTTGCCGTCGGGTGACCTTCATCTCTGGTGTCTGCCAGAGCCGCAACTTCCACGTTGACGGCTTCTCAGGATCAGGGACGTAGGCGTAAGCCACGGCGGGGTATTCCTCACCGCTGTCCGTCTTGGTTGCCTTCTGCATGTCGGCCCCCTCTGATGCGTACAGCGCAGCGATCTGACGGCGGGCCGCAGCGCGGGTCTTGTGGCAGCCCATCAACTGGTCGGTGCCGTCCTTGACGACGCCGAAGCCGGAACAATCGCTTCGGTTGGCAGCGACCGAGTAGGGCATGGCCCGCAGCGTAGCAAGCCCGGTGGGTTACTTGATGAACCGCCTGACACCCCACTCGGTAGCAAGCCTCTTCGCTTCCTTTCGGGTGATGATGTCAACACTGTTGGCTTCGCCGAACCGCCAGTCGTTCAACGTCAGGGTCGGCACCCAACCATCTGGGTGAAGCACCATGTCTTGCAGATACGACGGCCCTTCTTCACTCATGTAAAGAACAGTGTGCGTCCCATCAGGTGCCGTCCTCGCGTAGTAGGTGCGGGTGACGGTGGACCGTCGGGCCATCAGGCAGCGCCTACGTCGCGTGGCCCTACGTCTGGTGAGCCGACGAACCCGGTGAGGTCGGGCCACTCGCCGGGGATCTCCACGATGCCGCCCTCGTCGGCGATCTCCTTCATCTGCCGGGAGATGATCTTCCAACGACCTTCCATCATCGGCGACTTCGGCAACTCAGACCGAGGGTCGCCGTACTTCCACCCGGCTGAGATTTCCACCATCATCCGGTTGAGTTCTTCGCTGGTTGGTACTGCCATCATCGTCTCCTTCGTTGCTTCGTAGTGTAGCCGGTTCTAGCGTCACAGGGCGATGGCCCCGGCGATCCGTTCAGTGATCGCAAAGTCGAACGGTGCAGCATCCCACCCGGTTGGGTCGTGGTCTACGCCCAGCCCGTCGGCGTCGAACTCCTTGACCAACTGTGCTGCGAGATCCGGGGCGACGTACCGAAGCAGCGACAGGTACTCGGTGCGGAACGGTCGGGTGTGCCCCTTCGGGAGATCGTGCCGCCAGAACGACATCACATGGGCGAGTTCGTGGCAGATGATCTGGACGTTCCAGTGTTGCCTGTTGAGTCGGATCGCCCAACCCGCGTGGTAGTGACCACCCCGGCTGGCCGAGTCCGACCGCTGCCGGAAACAGTGGACTGGTTCGATCATGGCAGCGTCGCCGCCCCGTGCGTACCAGTACGGCGACTCGGTGATTGCATCGACCAGCGCCTTACACGAATCGAACTCGGTGAACGACTGGTAGGGCTTCAACACGACCCGGCTTTCCGCGGCGTACACCAGTTCGGCCTCAACGTCAGAGACAACATCCACGGTCGGATCAGCAGACCACGCGCTCACCGGGACAGCGCCCCTACCGCACCGCTCTTGACGGCTGAACCGCCAAGGCGTGCCCGTCCACCGGCAGCCTGTCCAGCCGACCGGCCCGACCCGCCGAAAGACCCGGCAGATGATCCCCGCCCGGCGCACACCTTCGGGTACTTCGTGTCGAAGACGCTCTTGACCGCTTGGTCCTTGTCACGCAACGCCACCTCAACCGACGTACTGACGACCATTTCGGCTTCGGCCTGTTCGGCAGCGAACGCCTCTTCGGCTTCGCGTGTCGCTTCCAGCCGGGCTTGCCTGATCCGGCCCGCCACCCGGTCGGTGAACCCAAGCAGGAACGCGTTCTTCCAAGCGATGACATGGCCCGGCGCGTATGTCTCCGACCGCATCTGAGCGACCATCTCTGGTGCATGGACCGCTTCGGCGGCTTGAAGGCTCAACGAGGTGACGAGCATGTCCACATAGTCAAGGTCGGACTCAAAGCCGCAGACCTCAATCCACTTGACGTACTGCCGCTTCGGACGCGGACCCCGGTCGGCAACATCAACCTCGTACCAGTCGTTCAACTCTGGGGAGAACTGCTTGCGGCCCGCTTGGATGATCTGCGTCAACCCGTGAGCACGGGCGATCTGGGAAACCAGATTCATCCGTGGACTCTCGTACTTCCCGGCATCGACGTAGAACCGTCGAAACCCGATCGTGTCTTCGACCGGTTTGCCAGCAGCGAGCACCAGCGCCTCTTCGATGCCGTACTTCGCCATCAGGCGTTCGGCACCGCTGATGAAAGCGTGGGCCTCTTCCTCGTAGTCGGTGGCTTCGGCCTGATCCAGCAACGCCCGGACCTTGGCGAGCACCTTGTCATGGTTGCTCATTAGATGATCCCCGCCTTGTCCAAGTAGTCGGCTGCGAACTTCATCGCCTCGTTGAAGGCTCCGGCGTCTAGCGACCATGCAGGTACGCCGCCGTGGAGGTTGAGTCCAGCGGTCTGGCACCGGTCCTCGTCCAGCAAGGTTGATGCGTAGTACCGGCTGGCGAACTGGCCGTGGCCGGGGAACGTCGGGTCGCAGTTCGGACGGGTGTAGTCGTAGAACTCAACCATCGCGCCGTATGGCTTGCCGTCCGGGTCAACGCTGTCGTTGACCAGACATCCGTCGCGACCGTAGGTCTCTCCCTGTCGGACGATCTTGACGAGGAACACCTTGCCCTCGTCGTTGGTCACCTTGTGGAACTTGTTCACTGTCTCTCCTTGTTGGTTGTCGGTTGGAACTCGTGGGCACCGGGGCAGCAAGCCTTCATTCGACGTACTCCCATTCGCCTAGACAATCCTGAATGAACAGGTCGTGGTTGAAGCACTTGGCGCAATCGCAACCCGCCTCGTACTCCCACTTCCCCTTGAACGGTTCGCCGGTCATGGTGTGCTGGTTGCGCCAACCCTTGACGGGCCGGTCCTTGGGGCGGGTCACCGCTGCCCGCTCACGGGCGTTGGCCTCTTCCCTCTCGCGCTGCTCCTGCTCCCGCTCTGCGATCAGCGCCTTGTCCTGCCGGTAAGCCGCGGCAACGTCAGCGGGATCGCCACCGCCGTGAACCCAACTCATACCGAACTCTGCGTAATCCTCGGCTGCGTGCTGTGCATCCATGTATTCGTCACAGGCCGGGCACCGCTCTGGTCCCATGTGGACCTCGGTCTGGCTTTCCGAAAACTCTGTGGCCTCCGGTTCCGTCGTGCAGGTTGCGATGTGCTCGCTCATCACTCGGCCTCCTTGATGTCGATGGTCGCCTTGGCTGCTGCCACCGTTGTCCACCGGGACTCACGGGGGAGCAGGGACAGGTACGGAGCATGAACAGTCACAACGCCATCGTCATCAGTTGTGATCTCATAGCCCTTGTAGGTGGTGGCGCTCATCACTGTCTCTCCTTGGTAGCCGGTCTCTGTCATGACCCCAGTGTAGCCTGATGTAGCGCCTTGACGCAACATGGTCACGCTGCCTTCCTCTTCCGACTGGCGAGGATCTCCCCCACCCGCTCTTCGTGTTCGGACTCCCCGACCCGCCGGGCCACCTTCGCCACCCGATCAGCCTTGAACACCCGCGTCCCGCAGCCCACCTTGTCCACGCCGTTCTTCGTGTACGGGCCGTAGCACTCCACGAGTTCCCCATCGTGGGGACTCACGATGAACCGCCGGAACTTGAACCAGCCCGGCTTGCCGTACACCCGGAACCGTCGTCCCTTCACCAGCGGGAGGGTCGCCCCGTCGTACTGGTCGTGGAACTCCCAGCCCTCTGCTTCACGCTCGGCCTGCACCTCGGCGTAATGCTGCTGGTTGATCTTGACCCACTTCGCTGCGAGCGGTCGTGGGGCCGCTATCGGTTGTGCCATGTCGTCTCTCCTTTTGGCTGGTGACTTCCTTCCACAAACACATTCTAGCATCTTGAAGCACGCTGCATTTTCGGGGTTCACCCCACCAAAACCTGACCTGCGGTTATGCCCGCGCGCGAAAACTGAACATGCAGGTCACAGCGTTACGAAAAAACTTTCAGAAAGTTTGCGGCTAGACTGGGCTACATGGCAACTCTGCTGAGGCCAGACCTCCCCACACCACAACTCTCCCGCGTGTTCGGGCATCTCAAAGACGACGCCCCATACGCCGACCTTGACGACGCCACCCGGACTGCGCTGGTCGATCGCGCCATGTCCCAAGGGGTTGCCTCGTTGACACCCTCAGAGCGTCAGATGATCGAAGACACCAACACCAACAGGCTCAAGAGGCTTCGACGCGGTGGGGTCAACTACGACATGCTCACCCAGCAACGAATCGACTAGCAGATGGCTACCGACCCGATCACGCTGGACCGGCAAGCAGGACGCCTCGCAGCGTTTCTTCAACCCCAGCATCGCGGTGCGCTCGCCAAGACGGTTCTCGCCACCCCACCCGGCGACGACATCGCCGAGCCGTACCGGGGATGGTTGGAAGACCCCACGACCGTTCCTGTGATCGACCTTCTCAAGCCCTCAGAGTTGACGGCAGCCGACGCCGAGTGGATTCACGACGGAACCCGCGACTAGCCGACACTGACCCCGACGGCGCTGCGATTGAGAATGACGTAGTAGTTGCCGGGGACTTCGGTGGTCGTCACCCCGGTACTAAAGTTGTACCCCGTCAACGTGGGCTTCACTACTTCGATGATGTCCACCCCCTGCGACGCCGCATACCTGCCGACATCCGTGTAGAGCAGTTCAACAGTCTCTCCTAGACGCTTGAGTTCGGCCATTGCCTCCTTCACCGCTGGTTCGCTGAACCACGGATGGTCTGCCCCCGCTATGTCCTTCATACTTTCAACGGGCCAGTTCCTCATGTAGTCAGGGCCGAGGATCGTGTTGCCACGCTGGATGTCGATGTCGTCATACCTTTGCATCGCTTCCGTGACGCTCAGTGTCGTCTTCTTGATTTCTTCGATCTGGCTGTTGAGCGGTTGGGCTGCTTGAAGCATTTCTTGTTCTAACGGTTCGTACAGGGCGATCTTGGCGTCAGCCTCAACAACCATTTCAACAACGGTCCCGTGTTCCCAGTCTCCGCTACCGGTACCGATCCCGAACTTTTTTGTTGCGAAGTCATCAGCGATGTCCTCAACGTCGCTGGCGTAAGTACCGTTGCCGAACAGCCCTTGTCCCACATAGGTGGTGTCGCCGGGGTCGATGAACTCTTGGACGAACTGATCGACCTCCGCTCGCTCATTGGCACCGAAGCCGCGGTACAGAACTGTGCGCCCCTCTGCTATGGCGTCTTCCATTTCCCCAACTGTCAACTGTTGGACGCCCGCGTCAGGCCACTGGGTTTTGATGATCTCCCGCAACGCCGGGTCGTTCGATACCTTTGGGTCGTTCCAACTGAGCCGGTTGTCGCCCGTCTTCGGCATGGACTCTATGACTTCTTCTACGTTGGCTACTTCGTCAAACCACTTCTCGGGCTTCGTCGCTTCGACCACACGCCCAACCGGCTGCTGTCCTTCGTTGATGAGCCGAGCGAACTCCTCAAGATCGTCAATCGTTTCCGATAAAGCCGAGGGATCGACAACCGGTGGTCTACCCGCTGCCCGCTGCCTGATCTCGGTGAGTGTGAAGTCCAACACCTCCGGCGATTCGGCTTGGGTGACGCGAGCCGCACGGATCATGTCGTTGACTCTCCCAACCTCAGGAAAGTCTAAGAGTTCGTCGGCCATGACAACAGCGTTCCGGTTCAAGAGAAGAACCTGACTGCTGTACGCTTCATCACCAGACGAAATAAGCGTGTCAACAACAGCGTCGTAGCCGAGCAACGTCGCGATCGCCCCATCGTCGGCACGCGAAACCTTGACACCCTTGAAGCGGCCTTGCGCCCCCTGCATTTTGTCATTGACGACCAGCCGGTAGATCGACTGGAACGCCGGGTCGTCTATCGGGTCGCCGGTTTGTTTCGCTAAAGCAACCAGACCGAACGGGTCGTCACCCGTGTACCCCAACCGGTCCAGCGATGTGCCAACAGTTTCAATACTTGCCGAAGACGGCAGCCTGCCCGAGATATGTCCCGGTAGCACATCGTCAATCGTCCGGCCCCGGATGTCTCGTAGCGCCGACACCGCAGCGGTGGACGCATCATCTATCGCAAGGTCAGCGGCAACCTCAACGATCTCTTTCGCTTGGGCACCCATCGCCTGTTCGATAAGAGCAAGGTCGCTGCCCGTGACGGTCTTTGCGTCTGGTTGGAGCGCCGCACGAAGCACACCACCCGCCTCGTCCCCGCTCCAACCCTTTGAGTACGCCGCCGCCATGTCCATCGCGGTGTCCAACCCATCGCCATCGCCAAGGGTTCGCAAACCAGCCTCCGCGGAGGTCTCGCCAGCGTTGGAGAAGAAATAGGTACCGTCGCCGTAGTGGCCGGTCCCGGTGTGGAAGTCCCCGGATTGGAGTTCTTCAAGGAACTGGATGTTCTCGTCGCCGCGCAGCAACTCCAAGCCGCCTGATTCCAACACCTCGTCCAGTTCAGCGTCGGTTACCAGTTCAGGGAGGTCGTCAAACCCTCTGGCCCTGCGAAGATCCTCCAGTTGCGCCTTGACAGCGATCGTGTTGTCAGGGTCGGTGGGGTCAACTTTGACGCGGTATCTGACCCTTGTCGGGTCAGCGCGCGCATCGTCCAGCGTCGCCAAACCGCTATCAGTGACCATCCGTTTCGCCTTGTAATAGTCACGGTCGATCATCTCTTCTAACGCTTCGCGGGCTTGGGCCTCCCACGCAACCGCTACCTGATCCAAGTTCGCACTCGTACCGAACGGGTCCACGAGATCAACGATGTCTTCAACATCCACGACCGGGCGCACAAAGTCCGGGTTCTTAGCAAGGAAGTCGTCGTACAGGTCCGGTCGAACAATGCGTTCCGATTCCCCGGCGATCTTCTCGTACACAAGGATCGGCTTTTCGCCCTGCGCGACGTTGTTGTCCCACAACCTGATCTCATCGAACAGGTCGTCGGCTGCCGCTTGGGGGAACACTTCCGACACGCCAGCATGGGTGTCGCGTATCACCTGCTCTGGGACACGACGACCGCTTCGCGCCCCTCGGGCTGCTGAACGGGCCACCGCTTCTTCGGTTTCGATCGTGACGTACTCGGCTGTCACTCGGGTGGAACTGGCACGGGCCTCAGCGACCTTCTTCTGCAACTTGGCGTAAGACGAATCGCCGGTACCGTCCAAGACAATGTTGTTGCTGCCGTCCAACGCTTCGCTCATCAACTGCTTGCCCATGTACGACGACTCTTCATGCACATACGCCGCAGCGTTCACAGACCAGTCGCCGCGCTGGTCGATGATCTGGACGTATTCGGGAATCATGTCTTTGGCTTCGTCGGCGTTGACGAGCACATGACGATCAGGTAACACAATCGTGTCGGTGTTTGTGAGGCTGGACTTACCGGACGCCGGGCCACCCCCCATGAACACAACCTCGTTGGATTCGGTGTAGCCGCCCTTCGCTAACTCTGCTTCGATATATGGACGGTGAACGCCCTCAACACGCGACTCAATCCACTTGCCGTCCACGGTGTTGCGGGCCATTGTGTCGATCTCTGGCACAACGTCGTAGTCGGCTTTGCGAAGAAACTTGGCGTAAGCGTCCTCGTCGTAGATTTCCAGCAAGCCATCCTTCTTGCGGAGGATCAACTGGGGTGGATCAAAGTTCGTGTCCCACAGTTTGATGTCGTCAAAGATGTTCTCGTCCAGAATGTCGGGAAAGATCCGGCTGATACTGGAATGGGTGTCTCGCACCACCTGTTCAGGGACGTACCGGCCTGTCCTGCGGCCACGGGCTGCCGCCCGGCGTACCGCCTCTTCGGTATCGACAGTCACATAGTCGGCGATGACGCGCTCACCGCTGCTGTTTGCCCGCGCTGACGACACCTTGCCCCGAAGTTTCTCAATGGACGAATCCCCGGTGCCGTCAAGCATCGTGTCGCGACCCGACTGAACCGACTCGGCCATGATCTCCTTGGAAAGCATGGATGACTCTTCGTGAACGTAGGCGGCAGCCTTCGTGTTGCTTTCCTTGGAAAGCACCTTGTATTCGGGAAGGTGTCCCTTGATTTCGTCGGCGTCAACGACGACCATCGTGTCCGGGTCGAAGTCGATCAACTTTTGCCTGATCGCTGTTCCCTTCCCTGACGCTGGACCGCCACCCATGAAGTGAACGACCTGTTCGCCCGGCTCGGCAACAGGAACGTCGCCGATGATGTCGGCTGCGATGTCCCGGTGAAGTTGCCTTCGGAGTTCCCAGTATTCGCCGTCGATCTGCGTGTACGCGTCTTCGGTGCCTCCCGGTAAGCGACCCCCGAACCGGTTGTAGAGGTCGTCGTCTGTTGCCAGCCGGTACGGGTTGGGTTCTTCGGGGAACCACTCAAGGTCCGTGACACGTTTCGGATGAGGGAGGTCGTCGGCGATGTCGGCAGCGGCCCGAACCAGACGCTTCTTCTCAATGTCGTCGATGCCTATTTGCCGGGACTTCTCGTAGTAGCCCCAAATCTTGTCTTTGACATCAAGGCTGTCTGGGGTGTGGAACTGGATTTCGATGATTACGCCGTCTGGGCCTCGGAAGTTTGCGTTGATGCCGTTGTACGGGTTCTTGGCGTTGGGTTGACGCCAGTAGTTCTTCGGTCCCTTGGTGAGTTCGTAGCCTCGGTCACGCAGGTCACGCATCGCTGCGGCGACATCATCGTTGTACCGGGCTTCGTCTATGACCATCGTGTACCGAACAGAGTCGCTTACCTCGTCGGCGACCTCGGTTACCGTTCGTAGCCGCTGCGGGAACGCTGCCGTTTCGTCTACGAAGTCGGTGGCGATCTTGCGGGCCAGCGACGCTTCTTCCTTGACGTTGAACTGGAGGCCGTACAGGTCCGCTCCGATGTCGGACGCGGTGCCCTGCACCTGAGCGGTGATGTTGCCCTGCGCCGCGAACGCCTTCTTGTGGATTCGGGTTGCTTCCCGCCACGCCTGCTCGCGTACCGCAGCAGGGATGTCCGGTGGTGCCATGACCTGACCGGGTAGCCCCGTGGACGGTGGAACGATCGTGTCGTACACCACGGTCCAAGTGCAACGGCAGTTCGGGTGCGCTGGGGGCAGGTCTCGGGGTTCGACCACCCAGTTGCCGCCCCTTGGGTACGCAGCGTTGAACGATCCCCCCTCAAAGGCGACGACCTTGCCGTGAAGCGGTTCACAAATCTGGCACACCTCAAACGATGAGGTGATCCACTGACGGCCAGCACGCTGCGGGTTGAACATTCCTGCTTCGGCTGCCTGCCGGGCTGCGACCATCTTGCCTTGGTTGGAGGCTTCCATCATCTCGGTGCGGGAGATGACACGGGTTCGATGCTCGCGGAGTTTCTTGCCGTACTTGGATGCCTCACGTTCAACGGCTTCCAACGCCTGCTCGGTGGTCTTGCCTGCTGCGACCGCTTCCGCGAACACGGTGCGGCCCCGGTTCAAGACGGCGTTGTGTTGCGGCAGCGTCAACCCGGCTACCGAAGGAGCGAGTCGTTCACCGAACTCTGCTAGGTCACCCAGCGACGGTGCCGTCTCCAACACCTCGCCGAGCATGTTCATCATGGCTTGCCTGCCGCCCTTGCCGGTTGTGCCACCGATGATGTCTTGCAGGTTCGCTCGGGTGTCCTCAGCGATGTTGGTAATCAGCCGGGCTGATTTGTTTTCGGCCCACTGTTTCCCCGCCGGGGTTTTGGTGGAGAACCCGACAGAGAACGACGACCCCACAGGTGGCATCAACGTCACCGTCTTCGGGGTTGCTGCCTTCTGGATCTGGTTGATGGCTGTCGGGTCTGGTTTGCGTTCCAGTTGCCCTACCAGTTCGTCCCAGAACACCGCCCCGGATTCGTCTATCTGGTTGAGTAGTTCGGTAGCCAACTCTTGGCGGGCTGGTTCCAGATACTCCAACAGGGGGCTGAGAGGCCCGTCGGCACGCGCCGGGTACAGGTCGGTTCCCAACTGGCGGGCGTTGCCGGGCAGGTACGAAACGTCGTCGGTGAGGTTGAAGTCAGCGATCACCGACGGTGGCATCGTCAACGCTTCGTTGAAGGTGCGTGCTACCCGACGTTCCCTCGGTGTGAGCGGAGCACCAATCGGTTCCAAGCCGGGCTGCCCCGGTACCCGCTTGCGGGGAACCTTGACGGTTGTCTTAGCGAACCCTGACCTTGCGCCCCGTCCGGTCGTGACGGGCATCAGTCAACCGATTCAGCCTCGGTGCTGACCGGCAGGCCACCTACCTCCCGCAAATACGCCTCCAAGTTGTCGTCGGGGAAGAGTTCAGCCCCAGCGCCAGTGAGTTTCGCAACGTATTCGCCGAGTTCTTTCAAGTCCACGTTCCTGACTGGGGCGTGGGTCAAGTTCGGGGTCAGGTTCGCGTCGATGCCGTTGACCTTGAGTAGCCGTGGGAACGCATGGTTTTGGAACACCGACGCGATGCCGTCCAGATACGCGTTGAGAGACTGGGAGAACAGGGCGACCTTCGACACCGACAGGGCTTGCGTGCCGACCTTTTCATGGCCGAGGAGGATGAAGTCCGCGAGCATCGTCATCGCTATCCGCTGGTCGTAGCGGGCAATGATGGCGTCAGTATCGAACTGGCGGTCACCACCTGTGCTTAGGAGTTTCAGGTCGTAGGCAAGGTTGTTGGTTTCTGGGTCGTAAGCCAGAGGGAACACGACACCCTCTTGCTCGTCGCGTCGGATGTTGCGAATGATCTGCTTGATCTCGTTGAGAGCCGACGTTTCCTCAGAGGTGGCGTTGTTCGATAAGAGTTGCGGAGGGACATACGCGATTGGCAGCCCAGCCAAATCGCGTTCAATGCCGATCGCTTCGATCTCTTGGATGCGCTTCTTGAAGTAGTAGGAGGTGTACGCGTTGCGAAGCACCGACTTGCCTTCGGGGTTGTTCAACGCGCTGGAGGTGCGGAACAGGAGAGCCTTCTCAATCGGGATCTCAACGAGACCCTTTCCTGAGACCGGGTTCAACTGGTACATGCCCTTCACGCCGCCAGACTCGTCAAGGTTCCAGCGTTCCAGCGTGTCCTGCGACCGGGGTGCGAGTTTGCGCCAACCGATCATCCCGTCGTTGTAGCGGGATCGTTCACCGTCGTCTGTCCAACCCTTGCGGTACTTGTAGACGATCTCAAAGTACGACCAGCCGTAAGTCAGGTAGGACATGATCTGAGCGAGCATGTCTTCCCAAGTGGTCGTCATGTCGGTCATGCACTGGCCGCAGAACGTCGCGATGTCGGAGGCTTGTTCGTTGTCTGGGTCGGATGGTTCGACCTGCCATTCGACAGCGCGCATCAGCATGGAGATGGCTTGGATGACTGCGCCGACCACCGGGTCGTTGTCGCGCATCTCCCGGTAGGTGCGATAGGCGGTACGCCCCCGGAGGGCGGTCAGGAACTCTTCGCGAACCTGACCGTCGTAAACTTGGAGGCCGGTTGATCCGATCTCCATGAAGTCCGTGGACGTTGCCTTCTTCGTTTCAGCAAACGTATCGGCAGCAACGTCGGTCATGGTGCGACTCTACTCCTAAGCGCCAGCAGTCAGGACGACCGTGAAAGGAGAGTATCACGATCGCCCTGACCGGGCTGGTGGTGCCATGCCGTGGAAGGCGTGACGGGACTCTAACAGGGAGAGTCCGTTGGAGTGCTAATCCTCTTTCTCCCAGTCGTAGGGAGGATGGATCAGTCGAACGTGGGAAGCCTGCTTGAACGGTTCCGGTTCTGGTTCGTCGCCGATGCTGCGGATGTACCACCCGGCTGCGACACCGATCAGGAACAGGGACATGGGGATCAGCAGGTATTCCCAGAACGGGTTGGTGACACCCATCAACGCAATCATGCTGCCAGCCCTTCGTTCAACCAGATGACATCGCCGCCCTCTTCGGTTGCAACACTGACCTCGCCGGTGTCATAACTCCTGATCCACAACCTGATCGGGTTCTCCCCGTCACGGTCGGTGATGTTCAGCACGGCTAGTTGGACGCCTGCATGTTCGTATGACCTCATGTGTTCAATGGCGACGCTCACGCTGCCTCCTTCAAGAGTGTGACGAGAGCGTTGACCTCTTCGACCTGAGCCAAGGTCAGTTCGACCTTGACGCCGTTCTGGCCCGTTTCAGCGACGCTGGTGTAAGACTCACCGCCGGGCCGATCCGAGTGGTAGACGTTGAGCAGGTCGTAGGTGTCGGTGTCGATCGCAGCCCACCGGACCTTGTTGGCCTCCCGCTCGGCCTTCCGCTCTTCGGCAACGTAGAGGTCGTGCTTCTGCCTGTCCAGTTCAGCCTCGGTGATCTCGTCCAAGGTGTATTCGTTGGACCAGTTGGCGATGTCCTTCGTCGCGATCAGCGTCGTACCGGCTTCGTTGCGGGCCGTCAGCACCGTCTCGTACTGGTTGGTTTCGTAGTTCCACTTGACGGCGAACACTTCGACGTACCGCTTGATCGTCTGGTCCCGGTAGGACCGGTCGTCACCAACCGGGACGATCTCGTCGCCAGTGAGCAGCCACTTGTCGAACCCGCTCGGCGAGAAGCCGTGCCTGCGTGACCGTTCAACGTGGTACACGGTGTTCGGTTTCAGATCCTTCGCTTTCATTCTCTCTCCTTATTGGTTGTCGAACTAGAGGGTGATGGTGATGGCCGTTACACCCGACGCCTCTTCAACGGCGGTGTCGATGTAGCCAAGCAAGCAGGGGCCGCACACGGCACCTAGTTGGAGTGTGGGGATCTGGACCCCGCAGTCTTCGCAAGCCTTCGTCATGTCTCTCTCCTTGTTGGTTGTCGAACTAGCCATTGAGGTAATGCGTCCAGTCGGAATCGGCGTTGGAGTCGGCAGCACTAGCCAAGTCTTCGGCGTTCCAACCGACGTAGAACACTGGCGACTCCCGCACGTTGTCCAAGTAGCCCTCGTAGGCGTGGTACTTGGCAGCCTGTTCCGGGTCTTCCGGGGCATTAGCCCAGCCGTTCCGCTCTTCGGCGTAAGGGTTCTGGGCGCTGGCCTCGCTCACCCGGTCACACACTTCTTGGAAGGTCTCGGTCTCGGTCACGAACTAATCATAGCCCGTGTGGAGCGTGGATGCAACGCTTTGTAGCGTTACCTGACATGGTGTCAGAAACACTCACGACCAGACACGAGGCGAACCATCCGATCTCATCGTGGAGTCATCCGGCAACGCCAACCGATCCGCACAAGCCCCACACAACCCATCCCACGGCTCACCATCCTCATCCAACCGCTGAGGCTCAATAGGAGCCACGCACAAGCCACACAGACATTCCTCTTCGACATCCACCGCCGGGAACCCCTCCAACACATCCAGCACAGCCTCCGTGGTCACATGCATCAGGTCGGCTTCCCGGTTCGCCGGGACATCCTCAACCTTGATGTCGATGATGAGACGCCGACGCATCGGAGGCTTGTCCATCAGAACGGCTCTTCGTTGGGGTACTCCGGCTTCGGCATCGACGGCTTCGACACCGACGACACCCGGTCGATCTTGTCGATCGTCGCGAACATCAACGACGCAGCAACATCCTCAGCGACGACTTCCACGGTGCGCTTCTCGTTGCCCTCGTTGTCGGTCCAAGTGTTCTCCTTGAGACGGCCCCTGACGACCACCCGGTCTCCCTTGGACACAGACTCGGCGACATGCGACGCCAGATCCTTCCAGCAGATCACCGTGAAGAACGACGGATCGTCCACCCAGTCGTCGCCCTGCTTGCGACGGTCGTTGACCGCGATGCGGAACCGGGTCAGCACCGAGTTCTTAGTCGGTTTGATCTCCGGGTCCGTTGCCAAGTTCCCGCACAACGTCACTTCCGAGTTCGCCATCTTGCTGGTCTCCTTCTCCGAGAATCACCTCGGCTCTAGCGATCATCCTGTCGATGACCCCTTCATTGTCGCCCCCTGCCACGGCTGCGGCTTGGGCTGCGATGTTGATGTTCGGTCGGCGCTTGTCTACCCACCGGTCAGGTGACCGGTTCGTTAGGAAGAAGATCGCCGCTGAGACGTTGCCGTTGGTTGCCGAATCGAACAGCGCCGATTCGACCTGTTCCACAGCCTCGGCTTCGGCTTCGTCTCGGTCCCCTTCCCAGTCGGGGTTCTGGTTCACGAACCGTTGAACAGTTCGGATGCCTACCCCTGTCGCTCGGGCTGCCTGCTTGCGTCCCATGCCGTTGCGAATGTGGGCGAGGTACACCTGACGTTTGTCGCCTCGGAAGGCTTTGCTTCCGAACTCTGGTTCCAGAATGTCTCCCACCTTCTAAGGGTACGTCACAGGCGTCAAGTCGCAGGCCCGAATGGTCACAGCGAAAGCACTTCCTGTGCCAACCGAGCAACCGCGGCTTCGCAGTACCGTTCCTCAATCTCAATGCCGACCGCTCGCCGCCCAAGGTCTTTCGCGGCTCGCAGCGTGGACCCTGCGCCCATGAACGGGTCAGCAATCACGCCAGTCGGGAAGTGGTCGGCGACGATTCGTTTCATCAGCGTGACCGGCTTCTGCGTGGGATGTGTTCGCCTCAGATTGCCCTTGTCGGCGTTGACTACCCCGCCATGTTGGATGCGGTACATGAACCCGGCCTTGTCGGGACCGTTCATCCACGCCAACTCAAACGGTGACCCGAGCATCCGGTCAGCCGCCTCAACGACCCGCTTGTCCCAGCAGACCCACCGACCCGGTTCGGGTAGCGCCGACGGGAAGTGGTTGGCTCCGAACACCAGCATCGGGGTCGGGTGGACGGCTTCGATCACCCACCGAGCCAGAGCATCGGACTCGTCGCCGGGAATCGTCCCCCAGTCCCGCGCAGTCTTGATCGTCTGCTGGTAGTCGATGCCGTAGGGCGGGTCCGTCACCACCACATCAAACGTCAATGTCGGCAGGATCTCGCGAGCGTCGCCGTGGTAGATCGTCACCGCGTCGTCCTCGTAATAGGGCTTCACACCGCAGGTTGGAACTGCTGCACCCCGAGGCGTTCAAGGAACGTGACGTACACCGGGAGTTTCGGATGGCCGACCATGACAGCCGGTGGAACCCAACCGGGTTCGCCGTACCTACCCTCGGCCCCACGCCCCTCTTCAACGTGGTCTAGGAGATCGTACCGTTTGACTGTGACAGCGAGTTCGTTGGCTAGCACCTGTTCGGTGTAGACCGGGTACTCCATGCTCTTGGGCCGGGTAATGGCGACCACCGCTTCGACCACCCGATCGGAGAAGCCCAGATCCCGTAGGTCTGTGGCAGTCACCGGGGTGTCTTCGATGATGTCGTGGAGCCAAGCGACCGTCGATTCCTCAGCGGTTGCTGTCTGGCGGGAGACCCTGCGAAGGTGATTGACGTAGGGCCGACCAACAAGGTCGGTCTGTTTGGCGTGGTACTTGGCTGCGAGCATCGCGGCTCGCACGCTCTGTGGTACCAGTTTCATCCACTTCACTTGGTTCTCCTTTCCACCCTCAGTCTAGCGTGATCGAACTCGCTTTAGCGATTGTGCTCCAGTTGGGATCAGGCTCGTCAGCAGCCACTTCGGCATCCGTCCATCGACGCTGAATCGACAACACGCCGCCTTCGACCATCGTGCGAACCCGAATCCCTCGGCGCTTCGCAGCCCGGTACACCGTCACCCGCATCGACGCGACATCGGTATCGAAATCGGCACCACGTTTCAGGCCATACGGTTTGCCGTCTAGCCACTCTTCCCACGGGTAGTCCCGTGCAGGGAACTTGTCTAATAGTTGCGCCATAGTCTGCCTCCGAACTTGGCCTAGCGATCGTTGGATCTAGTGTAGCGGATTCCAGCGCGCTAACCATTCCACCTTTCGACAGTGACCTTGTAGGTGTGATGGCGCGAACCGCCAAGGGGAATGATGAACGAAGCGGTCTGGTCGCCGGGACCGTTCATCTCAACCTCACCGACGAAGAGGTTCGTACGCGGGTTGATGACCTTCTGGCTGAGGCGGCGAGCAAGTGCTTCTGTCTCGTCCTGCTGAACGAGGTGGTCGATCTGACCGAGCGCCCACTCGCGAGCGTCGGCCATAGTCTCGAAGTCGTGCCAGTTTGACGTTGTGCGGACCCTGCCGGACGGCGAAGCCGCCGAAGCGGACCACGCGGTTTCCCATCGGTCTTTGCGGACGATCGCCGTGTAGCGGTCGTCGGTGGTCAGGACGTAATGCCCGGCCTCAACCTTCTGCCACGACCAGAACTCGGTCGGGTCAATCATCTGCGTGTACGTCACTTGCTTCCCTCCCCATCGAAACCAGCCTCAACGGCCATCTCATGTAGTTGTACGAAGGCGACCATCTTCTTCAAGGCCATCTCCGGCGAACCCAGTTGCGTATCCGATTCGTTGATCGCCGCCTGAATCTGGATGATCCGCTTGGCAATCTGGATGGCCTGTTCAGCCTTGACTGTGTAGGCCGCGAAAGCCGCCTCCCAGTCCGAGTCGTTGATCTTTGTCACTTGCTCTCTCCTTCTGTTGTCGGATTCGTTTCGGGGGAAGTTGACGAGAGACAGAGGATGATCTCATCCTCAGGCGTGTCGAAGGACGCCGCCGAATACGGCGAGTCGTTGTCGCACCCGACACAGATCGTGCCGAACTCCGCGCCTTCGGTCTTGGGGAACAGCGGGAACTGGACGCCGTGGCCTCCATCCCCGCAGACCCCGCATGTCGGAACCGTGCTACTCATCAGTCCAACCTTTCTGAGACCCAGACGAACGCGTCTTCACCGGCCTCGGTGAGCGCCGCTTCGGCACTCTTGGCGTAGGCACCCGCGTAGGCGACCTTCCGACCATGACTCTGGCCGAAGGACGAAACCCAGATGTAGGCACCACCGTGGTACGAGTCGGTCTTGCCGACTCCAGAGGCGACGACCCACTTGCCGTAGCCCTTGTTTGCGCCCTTGATCTGGACACTGGCGAAGCCGCACAACTCAAACGGCTGCTCCCAGACCTTGACGACCTCAGACGAGTCGTCCAGTGGGTTCGCGTGCTGGACAGCGACGTACTGGGGAAGCACCGCCGCTTGGGCAGCCTCCCGGCCAGCAGCGTCAGCCGCAGCGTGGACGTTCGCGTAGAACGCCTTCTTCTCCGCAGGCTTCAATGCTGAAACCTGCTTGGACACAACAACCATGTTCTCTCCTTGGTCGGTGGTTGGGGACTCACTCACGAACCCCATCATAGCCGCCCTAGAACATGAGTGCAACACCATCTAGCATGACGCTACGTCTGTGCCCTCACGTTCGCCGACAAAGTACGCAACGCATCCATCCGAGCACGCAGGCTCGTCAACTTCTCACGAATCGCCCGCTCCTTCGCGCCCATGATCCGAGCCACCGCCATCTCGTCAATCGCCTTCTGCGTCGCCTTCGCCTCCCTCACGGCAACCGTCATCTTCGGATCATCCGCAGCCAACGTCACCAGATGACGAGTGAACGCACGCTTGTGAGCGACATCGGCACGCGCCGCCTCTTCACAAACCGTCGCATACGCATCGGTGTATTCCTCCAACTCGTAAACCAAAGAAAGGATCTGAGATTCAATCCCACCCTGAGTCACCATCTCACGCACGCCCAATCACCTCCATAGGAACCAACACTTCCTTCGCCGCGCACCCACTCGCACACTGGGCACACAACCTCAACCAACCACCAACCCGACGCCTGATCCCATAGTCGGCCTGCTCACCACAAGAACACCGGCTCACGACGACACCAACAACCCGAGACCAGTAGCAGCAGCCGGGTTGACATGAATCCAATCATGGCAAGATCGACAGATCGCCACGGTGTTCGCCGGGTCAAGTATCGACCCGCCTCGCGCACGGGTCAGCGGTTCATGGAGTTCGACCGCTAGACCGTGGCACCGGGCGTCATACCCTGCTTGCGTAATGCGTGCCCCGGCCTCGCAGAGTTCCCGCTTGGAGAGTTCGTCACAAACCATCTCCCGGCGTTGACGTTGAACCTTGGCACGCTTTGGACTCACCGACCGAAGCCGGGTCTTGCGCTTCAACGGGGTGCGCTTCATTCCGATTCCTCCACCATGCACACCCTGACCGCAGCCACATCACTGTCAGGAGCATGGTCAACGTGAGACACCGACACGTTCACCCCACCATCCATGCCGCTCAAAGAAATCAGGTCTTCGATCGTGAGGTAAAGCCGAACCTCGCGGCGTGCTGGCCCTCGCACCGTGCTACTCATGCAGCCTCCTGTCTACACAAACGACGCTCCTGCAAAGTGTGATCCAACGTCGCCTTCCCACAACCACAGACCACCGCAACGGGGGCTTCATACCGCCGCTCTTTGAGGTGTGCCGAACCGAACCGCATCTGGTCGATACTCACGACCCTGATTCCCACAAGTTATCCAGACCCTTCACCATGCCTCCTTGTCGCAAGAACTCCACAGCAACCGACAGTCGAAAGTGGAACCGGTCCGGTGTGCCCGGCGGGTACCGCTCTTCCAGCAGCAGGATGGTCTGCTCAAACGGGTAGCCGTCCCATTCGGCGTCGAACAGGTCGTAGCCGTCGGGGGTGTCCACTGACGGAAGTGGCTCAGGGGATGGTTGTGGCTCGTCCTCGGGTGGTGCTGGTTGTGGCGCGACTGTGGTCGTGGGCGGGGCCGTGGTTGTGGTTGTGGGCGGCGCTGCTTGTATGGCGTCTCGGCTCTCAACCGTGTGGGTCGGCGGGTGCGGCAGCGGGAGGATCGGTGCGGCCTGCCAGACCCCGGTCATGCCGAGTCGGCATTGGTGCCGCCAGTTCGTGTACGCACTTGGCCGTTCACCCCACCACGGGTCGTCAAACCGCAGCATGTCACCAGACTGGTAGTCGATGAACCAGACCTGCTCATCAACCGGGCGGGTGTCCTCCGGGTCGCACGGTGCGTAAACCATGTCGTGTTCGGCCCCCGCCGAGGTCGTCGGCAACCCGGCGAAGATGACAGCGGCGATGGCTATGACTCTCAGCACCGGCAATCACCAACCGTTCCGCTGCACACAGGACAGACACCCGTGCGGGTGTTGACGAGATGGTCGCCATAGTCGGTGAAGTCCAGCCCAGAACAGAGTTCAAGGTGTCGCTTCCGCAGATACTCGGCTTCGGTCATCGTTGAGGCTTGAGCCTCAGTAGTGTCTGTCATTCCTTCTCCCAGCATGTTCGCGACGGATTCCAATGTCGGGCACCGCCGCCTTCGTAGAACAGCCACGCAGCGACAGCGACGTTGGCTTCACTATCGAATGGGCTGGCACCGGACACCCCGGCTTTCTCGGATCGTTCATCCCAGAACTTGGCTAGGTGTTGGAACCACCCAACCGCCAACGCTGAGGACACCACCTCCGACCCGGTGTGATGCGTTTGCGCGCTTGATTCACAGAACGCAACCTGTCGTGCCCATGCCCGGTCGGCGGGCAGGAAGTACCAGTCGATGAGTTCACCAAGGGTCTTGGCGCTGGCCTGAACCGGGTAGTCGATCTTCGGGTGGAACACGGCTAGAGCCGCGAGCGGGCCACCCAACGCGCTGATGTGGGCCTTGCGTGTCTGTGGTCCGTACACGCCGTCCACACTTTTCAACCCGAGGTGCATCTGGAGGGCTACAACATCGCCACCCCGTCCATACATCGGATAACGACGATACAACAGGTCGTCAGGCAAGGAGGGTACTATGGCGGTCGATGTCGTCATGGACTGAATGGAGTTCACGCTCCCGCTGCTCGGACCCGCAGGAACGCTGCTCGTGCTGCTCGTGTTCACAGTCACGCTGTCAATGCTCGCGATGTTCTGAGCACGACGCACAGGCTCAGAGACGGCTTGCTGGACTACCACGGTGGTCACCACCGTCTCCGAAGTGGGCACGACCACAGGGGGAATACCGGCCACCGTGCCGTTGCCTCCAGCCGAGCAGGTAACCATCACCACCGAAGTAACCACAGCAGCACCGACCCGGTAGATCATGTCTTCGACTTATGGAGCGACCCGTCTTTCCACCGGGCAAACAGGTCAGGGCGACACTCGGAACACGGTGTCGCCGTCTCCACGATTCGGACCTCCAGCACCTCGCCATCGCCATTGACCACAGGCTGCTCGCTTTCTTTGAGCCACCACCCCTGACATCCGTTGGGGTTGGTGCAGTCGTCACGGACAGGACCACGCTTGCTGAGGTCTACCGCGTGCCTGATCTCACTAGCGAACTTCGCGATGGACGGCATGAACTCGTCTCGTTGGATGACTTGACGAGCCGCTGCCACGGCAATATCGAAATCGGATCTGCTAAGAGATTCGCCCCACATCCGCACCCCGTTGTCATCCAACCCATGCCTAGGGAAAGCCCCGAGCAGCATTTGGAGAACCTGCTTCGCTTCGTCCTTAGTCATCAAGCACCGCCAACAACCGGTCAGTACGCCCAGTGGCGACCGAACCATTCACACGCCGCCGCTGCTTTATCAGCCGGGGGTAATGCTTTCGTAACTTCTGCGGAGAGAGAATGTTGGACGACCAGAAGTCGTCGGTTGTCACCCAGTCGATCATCTCTGATACCGCCGCCATGTCGTAGCCGTCGATTCGGACGAGGCGATCCATTTCTTCGATCCACCGTTTCGTCACGGTCGGCCTGCTGGAACCGTCGGCTGCTATCAGGTCAGCAAGTCGATCACAGAGAACAGACGCTTCCGGTTTCGCAGCGCGCGCGTCTGGTTCTATTGGTTCTAGTTCTTGGCTCTCGTTCAGGGCGACAACAGTGTCCCCACCTAGAGACATCACTGTCGCCACCGTAGGGACATGAGTGTCGCTAGGTAGGGACAACTGTGTCCCTACCCCCTGTGGGTCTACACGCTTGAGGTGATAGATGTTCGACCGGTGAAACCTGTTCCCCGTCGGACTCTCAGCGAGGCGATGCTCCACAGCAAGTGCCCCAGCCTTCACCAGTTCAGCGATCCGACGGTCCACCGACTTTGTGGTGGTACGCATCCTCTTTGCCAGCAGACCACGCGACGGCCACGCTGCGTCTTCTTCGTTGGAGTACCGGCCAAGTATCCCGTACAACCGGACAGCACCGTCGCTGATGGGGTAATCCAACAGCCATTCAGGGATGATTGTGAACGGGCCGGTGTCGCTCCATAGGCGACTAGGCACTCTGCTTCTCCTTCGTCTCTTCCACGGCTAGCACCTGCCCCGCCCAATCGTAGAAGTCGCTCATCAAGCGGGAAGGCAACTCTACTGGAGGACACCCGTACCTGTCCATGAAGTCCTTCTTGAGTGCCTTTCTTCGTTCACCGTCAGCGATCTGCACGAACCACTTCTGGATCTGGTTTGCTTCTTCGTCGCTGATCGTCGGTTCCGAAGCGATCTCGTAGGTCTGGGAATCAGGGTCGGCTTCTTCGGTGGGGATCATCAACGTCTGGAACAAGGCGTACTTCAACGCCATCGACATGGCTTTCGATGTGGCCTTGTCTCCGTAGTCGATGCCCTCCGACGCGACCGTTGCCGACACCTCGTCGCCTTTCGGGCCGACGAACCGGTACCGGACCGTCAACTCCACACGCTGCGCCGGGTTGCCGTTCTTGGTGGCAATCCGTTCGCTGGACTTCTCCACGATTTCCGGGGCGACGATCACGCCGTGGAGGGTCAGCGCCTTGTGCGCTGCGTTCATGGCGTCGTCAATGGTTCGGAAGTTGAACTGTTGGGACTGGTTGCGTCCGGTCTTTTCCACCGCGCCGATGTCGGTCATCACGCGATGCAGAAGGATTTCGACTGGCTGGTACTCATCCACGGCTTGCTCTCTTTCGCTACTTTGTGTCGTTTCTGTATCTTACCGCTAGAAAGGCGTCGGTCCCCCCTAGCGTGATCTCATGCACAATGCCTCGGTTGCCCGGTGTTGTAGCCCGTTCCAACACGGGTCCATCAGGGAACTGGCGTGATCGAACCACCAAACCAAGGTCGCGCAACTCGCCCAACCGCGTCGCTATCTGGTTCGCCGCGATCGCCCGACCGTCGTCATGGGTCACTTGCTTCGACAACTCAAACGCTGTCTGGCCTCCCAAGTCGTACAAGGAGTGAAGCACCTTGTACCGCTGCGACCCCGACCGAACCTTCGCCGCAGCCCGCTTAGAAGTGTCGGGATGGTCACGGCCTACCGGGCCACCCATCGCATCGCCAGTGATCTGGTCCTCGGTGTAGTCCGACCAGAACGAAGGTTGCTGCCCGCTCATGTGAACTGGACCCGCGGTTTCGCTTCGCCCCGAGCGCAGTATTCGTCAGGGTCAATGTCCAACTCCCTGAGCGCCGTCAACCGGACATTCGACCCGGCCAACCGATAGATGCGACCCAGTTGCGTGATCGTCGTGTTCAAGATGGAGACAGCGCCCTCATCCAACCCGGCATCCTGAGCCTCGGACACCAGCCCCTTGCGGACTGCCCCCTCAAGAGCCTCGTTGTCCCACTGGGTGGAAGCCTTCGACCACTTCACAACCGGGGTAGATGGTACGTCCACCTGAGGCTCGTTCGACTTGACCTGCTTCGCTATCGCCGCCGCGATGTCAGGAGCATGAAAAGCCAAAGAGCGACGGATCGCTTCGATCGTCTCTAACCATGTGAACAGGCACCGGGCACTCGGGGGATCTTCCAACTCAACACCGACCAGTTTGTCTAACGTCTCCAGTCCAGCCAAAATGTTCGTCAACGCAAAGTCGATCTGCGACGCGACGCCCTTGCGGAGACCACCGGGATTGGTGTCGTCTTCGGTCAGGTGTTCGCCGGTACGAAAGCGGTTGTGGAGATCCGCTGTTGTGCTGCTCATGGTCGTCTCCTGCCGCACTCGCCGCATGTGGGACGACTGTCGATCACCTTGATGCCCATTTTCTTCTCCCGCCACATCGGGTCGGCCTCATCCAGACATCCCATACACAGGTTGCGTGGATCTAGTGGGTACTCATACACAAGCGAACCGCCACACTCGTCGCATGGTGGCCCCATCGGCAGGAATCCGGGGGATGTGGGCTTGGTATCTATGCTCATAGGGTTCCCTCCTTGGAACTCAGAGTAGTAAGCGCATGTGACAGCCACCCCCGAAACGAAGGCGGGTCAGGTAGGACACCGAGCAGAGCAGCCAACCGCTCCTTGTTTTCCGGCGTCAACGGCTGCCCCTCTTCGCCACCCCTCAACAGGACAGCCAGTTCAAGACGGAACGCCGCGCCGAGGCTGCTGCGTTCGTTCAGGACAAGGTGCGAGATGCCGTGCCAGATGTTCTTGTAAAGCGTCTCGTAATCAGGATCGGTCGTCATGCAGCCACCAGACTGTTGACCAAGACCAGCCCATAGAACTTGCCGGTCTCAGCATCCTTGACGTAACAGTGACCCATCGTGCCGTTCCTCGGGCATCCGTGTGGCTGCGTCTTCACAACCACCGTCCCTGTTTCCGGCGCGTGCCCGGTCGGGCTGAACAGGTCGTAGCCGACCGGCTCAAACGTGTATCGCTTGGCAGCCATTATCGACCGTACCCCCAGCCTGTGACAGTCCATTGGCCGTCCCAGTCGCCCGAGTAGGCGTGCGAGTAACTGTTCACCTTGAAGGCGTACTTGACCTCGCTGCCCCAAGTCGCATCCTTGATCCGGTAGGTCTTGGCCTCGCCCCATGCGCTGCCCTTGACAGGAGCCACGGTTTCAGACGGCCCCGGTGCGCTGGTTCGGACCTGCTGGACCGGCTTGACCTTGACGCTCTTGCCCGAAGGCGTCAACCCGACGACCTCGTAGAAGTCAACCTGAGTCTGGTCGTAACCCCACGAACAGGCGAAGAGGTCTCCGACCTGAACGCCTTGCTCTTGAACAACTGCTGTCTCCACTGTCTTCTCTCCTTGGTAGTCGGTCCCTGTCACGAACTCCAGCATAGCGCCCCGTGTAGCGTCGTGCAACTCTATCGGGTTGGGTGGTCTTCCTTCCAACCTTAGGCGGCGTGCTCAAACTGTTCCAGATAGTCGGCCATCTGCCGGAGCGTCGTTGGGTCTTCATCGGAAAGACCTAGTGCTGAGTTACAGGTGCTACAAGCCAGTGCCCTAACGACACCCGTGGCATGGTTGTGATCGACGTAGAGCGACGACATCTTGTACCGCTCCTGCCACTCGCCGGGGCCGTCGCACATGGCGCACAGGCCCTTCTGCTCGGTCCACATCTGGCACCAATCATCGACGGTCATGCGTCGTAGTTCACCCGTGGCCTTGTCCTTGACGGTGTATTTCTTCCACTGGTTCTTCCACCTGAGGTACTCGTACCAATAGGGCCTTTCGGCATAGAGCCTGTCCTTGCGTCGCTTCTCACACTTACGGCAAATCTCGTTCAGCCCATCTCCGTTGCGTGCCCGGTACGCCACGTTCTTGGCGAACTCGGTTTTCGGAAGCACCTGTAGGCACCCGTATGACCTCTTGAGGTTTCGACCGCACATCTTGAGGCCCTGCTTGCGGAGGTCTAGGGCCTCCTGCTTCTCGGCTGCCCGTGCTGCCTGCCGGGCTAGGAACTCCGGGGTGCGGGTGGCTTTCAGGTACTTCGCCTTGGCACAGTCCAGACAACGGGTACATTTGTAGCCCCTTGCTGCTTCCTTGCTGGCGGCACCGAAGAACTTGGCTAGCCGGTACTTGTCACAGTCGTAACAGCGCAGCCTGCCCTTCTCCATGTGGCGAGCGTCCTTGGCTGCCCGTAGATCGTTGGCCTTCTTGCGTGCTGCTACGTCGGCCTTGTTGCCCTTGGTCCGACCACACCACTGGCACCAACACGACATGCCTTCGTGCTTGCCCTTGGCTTCGTTCTGGCTGTCCTTGTAGAAATGGCTCAGAGGGTGAGGACCGGGATCTGGGCAGTTCTTGTTAGTGCAGAACTTCTTCTTGGCCCCCGTGGACTCATGGGCTGGCCGATGTGTGTTGCGAGCGTAGGTCAGGGTCTTGCCTGAACGACGCTGGTCGTTGTGGAACTTGCAGAGGCCATGCTTGATGCTGCCTCCCTCGCCACCGTTGTACCTAGACGACACGGCGTTCTTGCATCGGCGTCCTTTGGCTGTGAGGTTCCGGCACCTGTCGGCGTCAGTAACAGTCACGGGGTGCCCACCAGTTCCGCACCTGTCGGGCGCTTACCGAAAGCGAACGTCGCATCGTCGTCGCTCTGCTCCAGCGTCGCGGTGAACCGAACCCGGTCACCCTTGCGAGGGTTGAACCCTCGGGGCATAGTGACCCAGACCCGCCAACCAGCGTCGGCCTTGACCATCATCTTCCATGTCGGAAACTGACCCGTGGTCTTCTTCATGGCGAGAACCTCGCCGTCAACTTCGACCTTGCCGGTCGGGGCATCAACCGCGGCTGCCTTCTCGGCATCCCACACGGCCTGCTTGGCTGCCCACTTGGCGTCGTGTTCGACTGCCCGCTCGGCAGCGTCAATCTGCTTGTCGCTGAGATCACCGTTCCGGGCGACCTGATCGGCAAGGCTGAACAGGAACCCGGCCTCGGCAGCGGCCATCGCCGCCCACAGTTCAGGATAGGCAGCAGCGAACCGGTCCTTGTTGGCTTGCGCCTTGGCCTGCTGCGCGGCGACCTTCTTGTCGGCTCGGGCTTGCCGTTGGGCTTCCTTCTTCGCGAGGAACTCTTCGACCTGAGCGTCGGTCCACCCGGTTGGGAACTGCCAGTCTTTGCCGTCCACCGGATCGCTGCCGAAGCCACCGCATCGGAAACAGGTGAAGCCGGGCCAGCCCTTCCAACCGCCTGCGCCACCACAACGGGTGCAGTCCCGTCGAACGGGAACCTTGCGCGGCTTCGGGATGTCACCCCGGAGATAAGTCACGGTCTCGGTCATCACTTGACCTCACACCGGGCGATCAACTCAGCGAGCCGGTCCCGGTTCACTTTCAACGACCGGCCCTGCTGCTGCCATGCGAACCGGTACTGCTGCCGCTCCGACGGGTACGTCCAATCGGCGTCCCAGTCCTCGCCCTCCCAGAGTGCGATCAAGAACTCAATCTCGTCGTGGACACCGACCAGTTCGATCGTGGACACTTCCACCGCTTTGCCTTTCTTGCGGAGCGGCTCGGTGAACAACTCTTCGCCGGTCTCAACCCACCACTCCGACCGCTGCTCGGCCATCGCGTTGATTGCTGCGTCGGTCAGTCGAACCGGGACGCATGTCCCGTCCATCTCAAAGCCGTCCTCGTTGACATAGACGAGGTGTTTCACGTTGGTCTTTGCGGTCTCGGTCACGAGGACATCTTAGTACCCCGTCAAACCTGATGCAACTCCATCTAGCGTCAGGGGCTAGTTGCCGTCCATCTTCCAAGGATTCGCCTGCTCAATCCCCGTCGGCCCCACCACCGGGACACGCCCCCTCGGCGTCTCATACAAAGCCAACAGGATCGCCTCAGCCCGATCAGGCGACGGCACCCCACGCTTCCGCATCGCGTCCTTCTTCTCTATCGCGATACGCCCCGACGAATCCGACCCATACCGCGGCACCGACAACTGGGCAGCAGTCTTCCTGTCGATGTCCAACCGGATCTCCTGACGGCCCCCACTATCCGGCTGGAGCAACGTCCGAGCGTTCCACCACATCTCAGCCCGCTGATTAGCGAACTGCTGAGGCGACCCCGACCGCTCACCAACATTGACCCGAACAATCTCAGCCGAATGGCGACGCTCCGACTTCCACGTTTCCAGAATCGAAGACACCCCCCAACCGACACCCACCGAGTCGATCTTCACCCTGACCGGTTTGAGCCACGGCCCTGTCGCCGCCAACCGCTCTGCGTCTTCGATCTGGCGAAGCACCTGACCGGCAACATCGACAGCGTTGAGGTTCGCCGACCCACCTTGGCTGTAAACGATACGCACGGTGAACCCCTCAGCGCGAGCCACAGCAACCTCATCGCCGCCGCCCGCTGCGACATCCACCCCGAGGCGAATCTGGTCGGAAGCCGACGGGTCTTCGTTCTCCATCGCCCGTTCAATCCAGTCGATCGGGATGACCCGGTTGCCGCTGTCCCTCGGAAAGCGGGCATGAACACGGGCTTCGACGTAGGACGAATCCTCTCCGAACTCGCGAACCACATCGTCCACCCACTCAGGGCCAATCAACTGGCGGGCGATTTCCGGCGGGCACTCTTCCCCGGTGAAGTTCGGGGTGTCGTGAGCGCCGATACGAATGATCTCGTAGTTGCCGGATTCGACAGCCCGCTCAAACCAAGTGTCCGAATCATCCGACGGTGGGTTGCCGATCGCCAGCAGCCGGGTGTGACCCCCGGTCATCAGCGACTCAAAACTGCGTCCCAGTGTCGGGCTGATACCCCCGGCTTCGTCAACGATGATGAGTAGGTGCGGAACGTGGATGCCCTGCACCGCGGACTCGTCGTGGTCCGACGGTGAGAACCCGAACGCCACGAGGTCGCGTCCAACCTTCCATTCGGTGGTCGTCATCTCTCCCAGCAGACCGTTCATGGCGTGGACCCGTCGGATGTGCGGCCACAGGATGGTTCGCACCTGACGGAACGTAGGAGCGGTCGTGATGACCAAGGCCGTACCGGGAGGGTGGACTGCGCCCCACCATGCAGCGGCCCGTGCTGCGATGTGGGACTTGCCGGGGGCGTGGCACGCCGGGACGGCTGTCCTCTTGTTGTCCACCAGTGATCGGAGGATGTCGCGTTGCTTCGACCAGAGGAACTCGCCGAGGGCGATCTCTACGAACCCTTCGGGCCAGTCGGCGAACGCCGCCCACTTGGTGCCGCGTTCGGCTTCGATGGCTTCCCACGCGTGTGGGCCTTCGGCTATCAGGAGCCGGATGCGTTCCTCGGGTGGGAGGTCGAACAGGAGATCCAGTGTCACAGGGGAAGACTAGACCGTACTTCGACAACAAGTTGCACCATGAGTGCTAGATGGTGCTACACTGAGTTCGTGACAGAGACCAACCACCAAGGAGAGACAATGGAAACCCAGCGATACCGGTTCAGGTTCGCCGGACGGACCCGTGTGATAACGGCCCCGAACAAACTTGACGCATACAACCAAGCGAACGCATGGGTACAAAACACGCCCACAAACCCGCCCTTCTATGCGTGGCAGGAGACGAAGACCTACAACTTCGACGGCAGCCCAGACCACACCGTGACCGAGTTCTACGGAATGACGGGAGTGTGGGACTGATCGTGGACGAGCAAGTAACGACCGAAACCAACCACCAAGGAGAGACAGTGGGAACCACCGAATACACCGTCGTCAACCACATGGAGCAGGACTACTGCCTCCACAAAGTCGGCTGCCGCGACATCACACGAGCCGAACGACAAGGACTCGTCAACCAGACCTACAACATCACCGTCACCGACGGCGATGATCTTGTCCGGGCCGTTGACCTTGACCTGTTCGCCTGTGGGATCTCTTCTGACCACGGCATGACCCCGGAAGAATACGCCGATGCCGGAAACAGTTTCGGCGCTCGGGTCTTCCCATGCACCAAGGAGGTCAAGTAATGGCCGATTCTGTCTACCTAGTTGTCACCCCCGGCGGTGACGCGTTCCTCGCGGAAACCACCGACAACACCTACGCGGACCTCTCCACTCTGGTGGACGGCATGATCGAATGTGTCGCCCTCCCCGGACAGGTAGACGCATGGGTCAACGAAGAGGGCCTGTACCGCGACGACCTTGAATACAACTTGCTCGGCACCTACATGGTCCGCGGCTGGACCGGGAACCCCGGTTACCACCTAGTCGGCCCGGTCGTGTTCGCAGCACACGATGACGAAGGCAACACGCTGCCCTGCCCGGCAGGGTTCATCGCCGACACCGTGCAAAAGGGTGTGGAGTTGACCCCACGGTTCCAGTCCGACAACGCGCTCCTGCTCGTCCACACGATCGAAGAGATCAAGGCCCGCATGGACGCTGCGAAGGAAACGGCATGAGCGACTACTTCGTACCTGACGGAACGACGTACATGGCTCCGACAAGCCGGGCGCTGTACCACGCGACATGGCCGACCCACCTCGGGTCGATCATGCAGAAGGGTCTCCAACCCGGCAGCGACGGCTGCGTCTACTTGGCGGGACCGAAGCCCGCTCACGCCGCGACGTTCATCGCCATCAGGGGGGGCGAGTTCGACGGGTACACCGAAGTAGAGGTCGATGGCAAAACGGCGACCATCCCAAACTTCGTCCAGCATGACCACATCTACGTCATCGAAATCCCGGTCGATGAACTGGACCCGACGAAACTCGGCGAGTCTGGCGACCACAGCCCGGCAGCGTTTCCCGCCGACACCGAGTCGTACACCTACGACGGAGAGATCCCGTACAACTTCGACTGGAACGTCTACCAGTTGGACATGCCAAAGTAGGAGACTAGACACATGACAGAAGGAGACACGATGGGGCACCTAGAGCACCGAGCAATCTGCTACGACGACGAGGGTTCGTTGGTGTGCGTCTGCGAACTCCGCGAGGGATTGGATCACCGGCAGGCCGAACTCCTGAGCCGGGCCGAAGCCGACCGGCTCGTCAACGACTATGCGGTCGAATCGACCGCTTGGGTACTGAACACGATCAACGACATGGTGAAACGATGAGCGCCCTCAACGGGCAGATGCCCCACACCTACGACCACCAGCCCGGCGACGGTTGGTCCTACTCGGTCCTGATCTCTGAACTCCCCCACTACGGTTTCATGGGAGGCGGCAGCCCCGACGATTTCGTAGTGGTCACCGTCTGGCGACCGTTTGACCGGGGCGTTGGCCGCACCTACGTCATGCGGAAGCACGGGACGCTGACCGACAGGTACGTCCAAGAGAAGTTCTGCGACGGTCTCAACGACCGGGACATGATTCGCAACATCGCCGACGCGATCCGGCAGACGCTAGGCCGACCGCCGCTGGACGACGAAAACTGGCTGTGATCTGGGAGCCTCGTCAGGATTTCTTTGGGATTTCTTGAAGGCTTCTAAATACCCCCTCTGACCTGCGGTTATGTGGGGGTCATTACCTACCCTTGGGCTACATGACGTTGCATGGCGCTACACGGGGGACTACGATTAGTTCGTGAGTGAGCAGCGGGTTCATCAGGTTCGGGAGTGGGTCGCCGAGGCCCGGTACGTCCACCAGTGGGAGCGGGAGCGGTACGGCTGGTACCGGGTCAACGTCGTCTTCACTTGGAGGCGGGCCAAGAAGGTCGTCAGAGAAGCGGCCCAAGACGCCGCCGTCGCTTGGTTTGCCCACCACCAGCGGGTCGCCGCCGCGAGGGCCGAAGCCGCTGCTGAGTCGTTCCACGCCGTTGAGGAAAGTCTCCGGTTGTGGGGCGCGACGGTGGGTGTCTGATGAGCGCCCGGTTCGTCGTCGCCGCCGCCTTCCTCGTGGCTGCCGTGTTCGCCGGTAGTCAACTCGGCTGCGCGGTCGCCAGTCATCAGGCTGCCCGGTACAGCCAGTTGGCTCACGCAGCATTGGTCGTTGAGAGTTCGCAAAGCGCCGCGGTGACCGCGGCAGAAGGAGAGAGCAAGTGAAAACCCAAAGCAAGAATGTGACTGCCCTTGAAGCGGAGAACGCCGAGTTGTGGGACTTCGTGGAGGCTGTGGCAAAAGCGAACGTGGCTGGCTTCGCCTCCACGCAGGCTCAGGAAATGGTGCGGAATCGGGAGGTCAAGTGATGACCGAGTTTGTACCGACCAAGGCCCAGTGTCAGTACGTCAGCAACGCTGGCGACGACGACCGGGCGAGCGGCGGGAACACCAACTACGGCTTGTACGAGGGCAACCTCTACGCGCTTGGCAAGTACGGCTACCTCGCCGGGGCGGTGTGGGGCACCGACCGGGGTTCGTTCCTCGTAGCGATCAACGCCGCCGAGGAAGAGATGGCCTACCTGATGGCCGAAGCCAAAGCAGAGTTCGGCTTCTAACCACCAGCGGTTGGCCCCGGCTTCGGTCGGGGCTTTCTGCTACCCGGCGAGCGTTTCGCCACCATCCACGACGAACTGCTGCTTCCCACACCGGGAACAACCATCCCAGAACAGTCGCTTCGATCCAACGATCATCTCTTCAACGTCAGACACAAGGTCGGTTCGGTGCCAATCGTGTTCGACACAAGGTTCCTGCACCCGAGGCGGGGGCGGGATGGGCCGACCAGACGCCGACAACGGGACAGTGCCCAAACGACTATTGGTCATACATCGGAGTCGCCACGGCCCCGATGCCACGCCTGATGCGCTGCGATCTGTTCACCGTGCATATCCAACTTGAGATCCATCATCACCGTGCGCCGGTCGATTGAATCCAGAACCCGGCGGTTTGATTCGTGCGCTGCATCATTTGATGCCCGCATCCGATGAGCAAGCATTGACAACGAGCCACCGATCGTCGCCGTCGCGACAGCACCGATAGCGGTCACGACCTCAGCGGTCACCGCTTCCCACCGTCATACGGAGTCGCATGACCAAGGCTGACCATCTCATCATTCAGGCACTCGCCGTCTGCGTTGAGAATACGACCGAGGATGCGCCCGTACTTACCCTTGTCATCAAGGCTGGTCTGGATGATGACCCGATTTTCCAGCCCGCTGATCCAGTCTTCGACATACCGCTTCGCAGCGAGGCCCGCCTGCTTCTCTACGGCGTCTCTGGTCCTTGACTCTGGGGCGTTCACCCCGTGGAACCGAACCCGGCCCTTCATCTGGATGTCGAAACCAAGATCCAGAGTTACGTCGATGGTGTCGCCATCCACGACACGATCTACTGCTGCTCGGTAATGAAACAGGTTGCTGCTACTCACGCTTTGACCTCCGGTTAGTCGTTGAGTGTAGACGGGTGGATCAGCCGCGATGGACTTCTCCAACGCGACACGGGCCTGACTGGATTGGTAGCGCAGGTTACGCCACGACCCACGGAGACCGATTATTCGACCTCTTCGATGGTGAGTCGGTACCACCCGGCATTTGCGTTGTTGTAGACGGAGGCACGCACCACATAGTCGCCCGCAGCCTGATTCGTGCGTTCGATGCGGCTGTCCCACTGATCGCTCACGTTGTCGATCACCGGGACGCCATCAGAGCAAGCGCCCCCGGTGTCGCAGTAGGTGATCGTCGGGGTTTCGTCCACATCCACGGCGGTACTCGGCGGGCTGATGCAAGCCGAGTTTGGTGAGCAGTCTCGCCCACCGTCATCGTCTAGTTCGATGAGGGTGCCAACCGTGATCTGGCTTTGGTCTGCCGAATGGTCTCCCTCGTCAGAGTCCGTGTCGTAGTTCAGATAGATGTACGGGTCGGCAGCCTCGTTGTTCGTATTGAACTGGGCACGGGTCAGGTTTGTTTCAGCGTCGATACGGATGCTCGTGGGTTCGTCCAGAGTGAACTGGATGTAGTCATAGTTGGTGCGGCTAGTAGACGAGACGATGCACCAGTCGCCCATGCCCCTCCAACCACCCTCAGCGCAGCCTTCCTCAGTACCTACGGTTGCTGTCGTCGTGGACGCTTCCGTGTAGGGGTCTCCGACCGTGACCGTTGTCGCTTCGGGACTCCAACCGCGCACCGTTGAGCAACCCGCCTGTACCCCGTCAGAGAACGTGCAGGTCGTCATGTCCGACCCGGTGCGCCCCACGGCAGTCGTCGTGTCAACGAACGTATTGGTGACCGTCGTGGCAGTCGTGGTGTCCAGATGCCAGTGCCCGTCGTTGCTGTTGTGGGTCAGGATTCCTGACTCGCTGGTCGTGGTCGCGGTTCCGGTCTGGGCGGTAACGGTGTTCGTGGAGATCGTCTCAGACAAGGGAGTGTCCGAGTAGGTGTAGGTAATCGTCGGGACATGGACCGGTGCCACATACACCTCCACTATTCCTTGCTCAACTACGAAGTCGGGCAGCACCTCACCCGCGACATCGGCGTCAACGTCCCCTGCTTCTACGGCCACGACAACCGCGGCCCACCCGGTGAACCCCACCGGGACTACGCCCCAGTCGTCGTAGTAGGTCGGATCGTTCGCTGCGTCGTAGTCGTCCCATGTGCCGAAACCAGCAGGTGGATCTTCACAGGCTGATGTGCCCCTGCACTCAGCGAACCGATCCCATGATGGAACGGTCGTGGTTGGCGGCGGTGGCAGGGTCGTCGGCGGCGGCGGCACCGTGGTTGTGGGAGGCGGCACCGTGGTCGTCGGAGGCGGCTCGGTCGTTGTCGGCGGCGGGGCGGTAGTTGTGGGAGCGGGCGGCTCGGTTGTCGTAGGCGGTGGAGCAGCCGTGGTGGTCGGCGGCGCAACTGTAGTTGTCGGTGGTGGGGTCGTCGTCGTCGGTGGGGCCTGTGTCGTAGTCGGTGGGGGAAGAGTCGTCGGAGGGGCAACGGTCGTCGTCGGTGGCGGGAGGGTTGTCGGAGGGGCAGCCGTCGTTGTCGGCGGCGGGAGAGTCGTCGGAGGCGACGGCTCATCTATCACCTCAGGCTGAAGGTCTGGTTCCCAAGCGGCAACCACCACCCGGTCGTCTGCCTGTTCTTCGATGAACACCTCAGTCCAACCCTGAGGCTCCTCGTCCCACCACTCCTCCTCCTCAACAACGGCGAACGTCTCCACCACGGCTTCGGCCTGTTCCTCAAACCACTCGTCGTCGTAGTCAACCTCGTCCCACTGTTCGTCTTCCCAGTAGTCGTCTTCGACTATGAGCATTTCGGCGAGATCAGGGGCGTCGTCAAACTCGGCGGGAGGTTCCCACTCGTTACGTTCTTCGATCTCTTCGACATACGACTCGCCTAGCACTTCTTCCACGCGGTCTTCGGCTACCGCTTGAAAGTATTCGGCGTCCGACGCAACCCACGCTTCGACCTCTTCTTCCTGCTGGTCGATCACTCCGGTGTCTTCATCGAAGGTGAGTTCCAACACGACAGGTGCTTCCGGCACCGGAGGTGTGGTGGGTTCCGGCGCTGCCGGGTCGGTGGGCACCGTCGGGGCCGGGGCGTCCACTTGGTAGGCGGTCATGTCTACTTCGACTGCCGCTAACTCCACTCCAGCGTTGTCGGCTATGGCGATGGACAGCACCGAAGGCTGTTCAACCACAACCGGTTCGTCTGGGGTTGGTTCCCCGGCTGGCGGCTCAACGGGGGGAGCCGCGACGAACTGGACGGCGACCTGTTGGCCCTGCTCTATCTCTATCTCAATCTCAAGGGCGTCCACCGCAATCGCGACAGTTGCTTCTTCGATGTCGGCAACCGCGACGGCTTCCTCGGAGAACTGAATCAGCGACGTTGATTCACGCTCCGGTTCCGGTTCGCCCGGTACCACCGGTTCAGGTTCAGGCTCCGGTTCGGTGGGAACTTCCGCTTCGATCTGGACAGATCGCTCGTCGTCAAGGATGAGAAGCGAGAACGCCTGCGTGGTATCTTCGTCGGGTTCCTGCTCCAGCGGGGCTTCGGTACTTGAGGGGCTACTTGGGCGGCTTGGTTCGACCTCCGCTGGCGCGGGAACGTCAATAACGTCAACGTCGGCGGTGAAGTCTTCAACACCCGGCGGTAGGAACACCAGCACCGGATCAGCGGTGCTTGGCCCTGAGATCAGGTACCGGTACGTCGCCCCTTCGATCTCGTTGACGAACGTCCCGTCGTAGTAGCCGAGCCGGTCACCGTCCTCGGTTTCGACCTGAATGGACATCTGCTTGTCGCCTGATGCGGCGACGGTGAGCATCGTTCCGGCTTCCTTGTCTTCGGTAGGGCAGAACCCGCATGTGAATGGTCCTGACCGTGAGGTCATCGGGGTCAACTCCATCGTTCCTGCGCCACCACCCCACGCCTCAGACGCTTCGGTCGGGTTGGTTGCTGCTAGGGCGTAGGCCCAACCGTTCTCGTCTACGTCGATCCACCGATCCGAGGTCGGCCAGTTGGAGTCGTAGATGTAGATGCGCCACCGGTCGCCGTCAGTGGTGACCTTGTATGGGGTGACCGCGTGGCCTCCGTGCTCCGAGTAGATGCCGACGGTGTAGCCAACAGTTGGTTCCCCGGCTTCGGCTGCTGCGAAGTCTTCGTACAGGATGCGAGCCAGCGCCAGCGGGGACAGTTCAAGGAACACTGACGCCTGCTCCTGTACCTCGGTGGCGAACTGGGTGACGTACCAGTAGGCGATCTCCGACAGGAGCGCCGGGTCGGTCTTGACCAGAGCGGCAACCTCTTCGACGTTCTGGAACGACGACAGGGTGGCTGGGTCGTTGGCGAGTCGTAGCGACAGGACGGTGAGACCTTCACACAGGCCACCGCGCATCGACCGGTTGGCCTGCTGGATCAACTGGAGGATCACCGGGTACGGCGTACATTCGTTGTCCACCACGCTGGAACAGACCTGCGTGTCGCCGTAGAAGCGGCGGGCCATGTTGACGGTCAGTTCGGCGGGTGCTTCGCCGCCTCCGAAGTTCTCAAATGAGAAGCCGTCCCGGTCTGGGGTGTACCGCAGCGACGCCCCCACCGCTGTGGCTTCCGGGGTCGGCTCGGCAACCGTCGGCGTAGTCGAAAGCGGGGTGTCCGCGGGCACCGCTGGGACGCTGGTTGTTGAAGTGCCCTGAGCCGGTTCTGGAGCGGTCGTAGTAGCCGCCTGAGGGGTCTCAGCAGGGGTAGCGGCTTTCCCCCCGCAGGAGGCTGCCAGAAGCGCCGTAAGGACGGCTAGCCATAGACGCCGGGTCAACGACGGCGACGGGATTGGTACCAGAACAAGAAGCCGACCACCACGACCAGAACCGCAGCGACGACGACGACGGTCATGGACCCGCCGGGTGCTCCACTCATGTCGATGGAGAAGTTCTTGGTGCCCCCGCCGAGCAGATCGCCTTCGGCTTTCATATCGGCGACGGCTTCTTCAAGTTGCGCGACTTGGAACTCCAGTTGGGCTTTGGAGTCAGAGTGGTCGCTGAGGAATCCGAACGCACCTCCGAAGGTCGCAGGCAACCCGACGATGTACGCGATGTTGTCCTTGATCTTGTCGATCAGGCTGCTGGCGTGTTCAACGCGGGCCGTGATCCCCGGAGGGGGAGGCGGTGGAAGCGGCGCAGAAGATGTTGCGAAGTGCTCTTCGATGGTTCGCTGGATGCTCCGCAGGGCTTCCGTTGTTTGATCGTTGTCCATCGTGGCTCCATCCGGCCACGACGGGCACTACATCTGCTGGTACTTAGTGGTCGTGCATTAGTCTTCTGGCAACTCTGCCGGGTCTGCTGAGGTCTTGACTAGCGAACCGCTAGCATCCCCAAACGGAAGGATGCTCGCAGCATACGACTTGAGAATCGACAGCGCAGCCGGAGCCGCGGAAACCGCGATCATTTTCATCGTGGACAGGTCAAGGTCAGCCATCCCAGACGCCGCTATCAGCCCGGCGGCACACTGAAAATACGTGGACAACGCCCTCTCACAAACGTCGAAAAGTTGGGAGCGGTCTAGTTTCATGTGGTCACCGACGGCTTCTTCGCTGCGGGCTTCTTAGCCGCAGGCTTCTTCGCGGGGGCCTTCTTCGCGGCAGGCTTCTCAACCTCCGGCTCAGGTTCCTTCTCGGCAGCCTTCGCCTTCGGCTTGGCCGCTGCTGGGTGCGCTGCCTTGGCTAACGCCTCCCAAGTCACCGGACCGACGTTCCCGTCGGCAGCAAGGTGCTTCGCGTTCTGGAAGTCCACAACAGCACGCTGCGTACCAAGAGCAAACCGACCATCGACCAGCATCGGGTACCCAAGGTCACGCAAGGACTCCTGTAATGCCCTGACATCATGTGTGTTTGTGGCTGTCGTAACCGACAACCAAGATCGTTCGCTCATCATCACTCCTAACTGGTGAACAGGGCGTCGAACGTCTTGACATCAACGACGCCTGTGGCGGTCAACCCTTCCTTCTTCTGGAAAGACCGAACGCCTGTTTGTGTCTTCCTACCGTAGATCCCGTCGGCAGCGCCGACACGGATGCCCTTGTTGCCAAGCAACGTCTGGACAGTCTTGACTGCTGCGCCCCGCGACCCGCGCTTCAACGGTGTTGAAATCACCGTCTGGCGTTGCGCGTGGATTGCCGCGGCGATTCCCTTCCAGTCCATCTTGTGCTTGGGTGCGTCGTGGCGTTCGTAGGGTTCGCCGGTCAGGGCCGGAGCCGGGAACCAGTCGGTGGACTTGCGTGGCTGGTGATGCCACCATTCGCTAGCCACCGTTGGTCGGCATCCGAACTCTGTGGCGATCTTGTTGATGTCAGGCTTCGGGAGTTTCTTGTCCAACTGTTGGAGATCAACGGCGTAGCACCAGCCGTCCAACTGCTGTTGATGCCAACTTCCCCGCCAGATCCCGAGGCCATCCAAAGCCTTCTCACCAAACCGACGGTCAGGGTTGGCCGCAAGTATCTTGGACCGACCCGACTTGTACCGGTCATAGAAATACTTCTGGTCGGCGTAGGACCGGCACCCCGACGACACAGCCACCCGACCCTCAATACGGGAATCAGAGAAGAACGCCTCAAGGCGCTGAACAAACTTCGGGTGCAACAAATCCACCCGAACGGTGCTCTTCGTGGTTGGAATGTCCATCAGTCGGCGTCAAGAAACTGGACGGTGGACTCAAGAAACGTATAGACCTCGCTCATCGGCATGTTCAACTGCTGAATCGAAGCGCAAATCCCGTTGGCTTCCATGATGGCTTCCAACGGAGGGTTCACCCACTGAGGCTTGTCAGGATTCGGGTTGACATAGCCGGGATTGAAATGGGCGGTGATCTCATCAGCGACCGCCTGAGCCTCAGCCTCCGTAGCGTAAGGGCCGACAGCCGTCGTCGCCAGCAACTTGCCGGGATGCGGGTTGTGCGTAAGCACGCAGTAGATCATCGTGGCAGATGGCATGTCAGTCTCCTGTCGGTGTCTCTGTCCTTAGGTGAACACTGAGGCGGCTAGAAGAAGCGTTGCCGTGTCAACCACGACATTCACGGTCACCGTGCCACTCGTTCCACCACCCGAGATAGCCGTACCCGCCGTCACCCCGGTGATGTCGCCGAGCGAAACGATGTCCGAGATCAAAGCCTTCTTCGTCGTGTTGTCGGTGACATCCTCAATGGCGACGTAATCCGTCGCAACGGCGGTCGCCGAAGTCAGTTCGTTGACATCCATCGCCAACGAAACTGCGCCTGCGGACCCTCCACCGGACAGGCCGTCCCCGGCTACGACGGAGGTGATGTCTCCGGTCGGTACCTGATCGACCCTCTGGTTGATGCGCCCGCCCATGTCAGCCTCCTAGCCGAAATACGTTACGAAGATTGTGCTGTCCGACGACCCGGTACGAATGAACTTGATGTCAGCCATACTGTTGAATACCTCCAAAACTGAGTACGGGTTCAGATAGTGACCCACACTCGCGGTCGGGGTACCCCAACGGACACGGATCGGTTCCGCACCGTTCGTAATCAGTCCCGTCAACGCCCCCGAAGCGACCGACGCCAAAGGGACAGCGGTGCTGGACACGACAAGTTGCTCATCGCCTTTCAGCACCCCGTAAGCGGACGCTGCTGCTTTCTGCATACTCATGTCAGACCCCCGGTCCCGGATAGCCAGCGTTCTGCTCGGCTGCCGTTCGTGCTGCCTCGCCTGCTGCCGGGCCTGACCCGTCCTTCGCTACTTCGGCGTCGTATGCGGCCTGCCCGATGCGGGTGATGGGCGGCGACTTCGGCCAGACGACGTTGCTGTTCCGCAACCCGCTAGTAGCCAGCAGGTCACGCAACTCCTCCCGGTACGTCTGCCAGTCGGCCAGCGAGTCGGAGCCGAGCGGGAAGTCTGCGACCTGTGTCCGGTCGGTGCGGTCAAGGAAACCGTTGCGCCGGTTACGGATCGGCGACAGGTCCAGATCAAACGCCTCAGCCTGTGCGTCCTGCGCTGCTTCTTCTTCTGCCGTCAGGTCTGAATAGACCCCGTTGACAACCTTCTGTCTAGCCATTTCTATGCTCCTGTTACTCCGTAGAGGGTGAACGATGAATACTGCATCAGGTCGCCGTTTTGCGGGTCGATAGTGATTGAGGTGATCGCAGCGGTGCTAGACCACAACCCCGCCCCTA